TGTTGCTGTATTTGCAAGAGCATCTGCTGTTTGAATTGCAGCTGTTGCACTTTGTTGTGCAGCTAATAAATTTGCTTGTGCAATATCATAAGCTGCTTGAGCTGAATCAATTACAGATTGTTGTGCATTTACAGCATGAATAGCATCTTGCCATGCTTGATATGCAGCATCTCTTATTGCTAGTTGTGTGTCATAGGCAGTCTTTACTGATGTTAAATTAGTTTTTGCTGTATCTACTGCAGCAACTTTAATTGGATCTGGAGTTTTTATTACTGATGAAAATGCTTCTGCTTGTGGAAATGTAAAGTATCCAGTTCCATCAGCACGAATAATTACCCAACCTAAATTAACTACTGCCCCACCGCCGTGTTCATAATACCAAAGAACAAAATCTTGTTGCTTATCTACAGATACATTAAAATCTTGACTATAATTGCTGTATCTTGGACTTTGATCACGCCAATTGTCAACTGCTAATACACCGTCAATATATAATTTTGTTCCATCATCTGCGTATGTATTGTATCTAACAATGACTGCTTCTTCTGGCAAAGTAATTGTTCCTTCAAATTTAACTACAACATTATCTACCCGACCCGAATTAAGAACTTGGCCACTTCCCCAGTTATTAGAAAGTGATGCAACTGTAGTTGTTGAAAGTGGAACTGTTTGAGAGTTGGGAAGAGGTGATGCAGTGCTACCACTATAGGCATATGTGGTTGCAGATATACCATTAGTAGTGGTAGTAATTGGTTCACTATTTGCCAAATTTGTTATAGCATTTGATACAGCAGTTTCTGCTGTTGATACATTACTTGTTGCTGTTCCAAGGTTTGAATTTTCTGTATAAAATCCTGATTGCGTGTTTGTTTGAGTTGTTTGAAGATCAGGAAGCTTTGATGTTTCAGCTGTTAAAATTACTTGATTTGTTTGAACAGTTGCTGTTTGAGTTTCTACATTTGCTTGTGCTATCACCGCAACAGATATGGCAGTTTGAGCAGATTGAATTGCTGTATTTGCTAGTTGAATTACTGCAGTTGCTGACTCTACTGCTGTTTTTATTGGTTCTTGTGTAATAGCAATTGACACGGCTGTTGATGTATCTGTATTTGGCACATTAGACTGAATGGTTTGAATAATAGCATTGCCCTGAACTTGTGATGCATTATTTAAAGTGCCTTGAGCTGTTGTAACTTTATTTTCTACTGACTGAATTGTTATTGATGAAGTTACTGTAGATGTGTCTGAAATAGGGGTTGGGGATAAAGGAGTTACTTGAACTGTAACCTCATCAGCATAAGATTTATTAGATGAAAAAAGTAATAATAGCCCTGTAAAGAACAAGGCTACTATTAAAAATTTAATCTTTCTGGTCACATTAGGACCTCCACGTAGAAGCGTCTACATGTATATTATACCAGAATGACTACTTAATTAGTTATCTGATGTGTCTGGCTTATCTTTTGCCGTAACATATTTTTTATATGCTACAGGCCAATTTAATACAGCTTTTTGTGCATCAACTAATTTTAATGTTCCCGCACAAACTAAACGCTTAAGTGCAGATTCAACTACATCTTTTTTACGTGCATTATTTCCAGCATAAGGTTCAGGCCAAAGATTTTTAGGGTCTGTTGGATTACCACCTAACTGAAGAGATATTAAATGATCTTCTTCATATGCTGATGATGATGTACCAAATTGTGCTTGAAGGTATTTATAATCTCCCGCCATTTGAGTTGCTTTTAATTTATTTGTATATGCAACTGTTGGTCTAATTGTTGATGTCCAATTTGCTTTGCAAACATTATCTTTAATATTTGCTTGAGTTACTGATAAATTTAAAACTCCAGGAGTTATTTTAGCATTTGGCAAAACCCAATCTGGTCCAGCTGCAAAAGCTGTGTTGCTAAAGGCAAACGATATAACTAAAGCAATAATTATTTTTTTCATGCTGTATACGCAGGTCTTCCAAATCCAACAACGGTTGCCCATTTGCCTTTTTTGTTTCCTACTTTATAACCACGAACATTTGATGCAACTTCTCCACCATTTGCAGCAGATCCTTTTGGCTTGCTATCTGGTGATGTATTGCCCTCTACTGTAGTTATTGTTCCATCTCCATTATTTTTAAGAACAACTCCAACATGTTGAACTTCATCTGTTGGTTTTGCTGCTTCTGAAAAATGGAAGAAAATTAAATCCCCTGGCTTTGGATCAGCTTTTGCTGCTTCTGTAAAAGTTCCTAGTTTTTTAAATGCATTTGCGCCATTTGGTGTATAAACAGTATCTGGGATTGTCACGTCAGAATTATGAGCACACCACATCATGAAGCTTCCGCACCATGCTTGCTTATCATGTTTTGTAAACTTACCGTAATCTGTTTCGTTATCCGCTGGACCTTCTACTACGCCAACTTGAGACATTGCTACCTCAAGAAATCTTGCTGCCGAGCCAGGCTTATTAGCTCCTACTGCTGGTACTGGTTTTGCTGTCATTCTACTTTACCTCTTTCGTGTGAAATACATTCACTTTAATTTTATTTTTAAGCAATTTAGCTTCTGATATCCACTTATTAATATTAAACAGATATACAGAAATATAAATTGTAGAACCAAATATAAAGCCCCACTGTTTAGTTTGAATACTATATGCTACCCAAGCACATTCTGTGCAGATACCTACTGCGTATCCCCGCCAATTTTTGCGTCCAGTAAGATATATACCAACTACTCCAATTGCGGATAAAGCCCATGACCATATTTGTGTATTCATTCTACCTCCTATTATACCAAAAGGGCGGAACAATTAAGTTCCGCCCCCAAGTTTGTACTATTTACTTAACTGCTGCAAACTTGTACTTCTTAGCCTTAACATTATATGCCTTGACTAGTGCATCGTACTTAGCTTGTAGTGCTGCTGAATCTGCAGCGTGCGCTGCCTTTTCAATTGTAAGTGCAGTTGTTGCTGCATCTAGTGCAGATGTTGCAGATGCTTTTGTAGCAGCGTGTGCTGCCTTTTCTGCTGCTACATCTGATGTTGCCTTTGCCGTAGCAGCATTTGCTGCTGCAAGCTGGGCAGTAAGTGATGCAACTTGTGAATTAAGTGCTGCAATCTGTGCACCTAAATCAGAAATATTAAATGTTGCGATTGCTGACTTTACTGCTGCAGGAAACCCTGTTGCAGTTGCTGCAATTGAAGCATCTGTCGCAACTACAGTTACTGATCCTGCTACTGCTGTAGCAAGCGTACCTGTTGCTGAACCCAATACTGTTGCTGGTGTAACGCCTGCTGCAGAAGTTACTGCAGAAGTTGTAAGGGTTTTTGTAATTGATGCATCAGAAAATGTTGCACCAATTAAAGTTACAGAAACAGCCTCAGATGCAACTGGATTTCCAAACACGTCTGTTGCTGAAACAGAAATTGTTGGAACAGTTCCGACTGCTGTTACTGATGGTACTGCTACTGCAATATTTGCTGCAACGCCTGCTGTACCCTTAATGTAAACAATTGTTGAATATGCACCATTTGTAATGGTAACTGATCCAACAGAAGTTGAAGTTGTGTATGCATAAACTGTTGCTGCAACGCCTGTTGATGTTACAGAAATTGATGATACACCTGATGCAACAGAAACTGGTGCAAGGGTTGTGTTAAGTGCTGATACAAGCTTTACGCCTGACGCAACAAATGAAATTAATGTTGCAGTATCTGCTGTGGCGGCAATTGCTACTGTATTTGATGAATCAATTACGTTTGATGTTGGGACTGCTACCGTTGCTGGTGCTGCAGATGTTGTTGTATTTGTAGCTCCAGCCACAGTTACCGCAAGCGGTGCTGCATTTGCTGAAGTTGAAAAGCCTACGATTGCAAGAGCTGCAGCAGTTGCAAGGGCGATCTTCTTTGTCATGTTCATTTATTTTCCTTTTCCTTATTAGTTTATTTTCCTAGGTTTTTACCTAATAGTTTAGGCAAATCTATCATACTTTGCTTAATGCCGTCAAGTTCTTTTTTTAGCTTAGCATTTTCTTTGCGGAGATTTTCCACAACAGACTCTAGTCTATCACATTGTATTTGTTTTGTCTCTATTGCTTCAATATACCAACTTAATTTTTGCTGAGAATCATGATATAGAGCCTCATAATCAATCTTATTCTTATTACTCTTCAGTAACTTAAGTTTCATAATCCCTACAATATTGTAAAATTGTCTACAAAACCAGTTTCTGGATTTGGTTCTTCATCTTCTATACCAAGATAATCTTTTAAACTTGCTGGCATATATTTGATATTAGGAGCTTTGATAATATTATCTTGTTTTACATCTGATGGGCTTCCGACCACATCTTCATCAAATGCATCATAAGAGTAGACTTGGATTTCTCCATCTCCCTTTGGTGTTAATGATATCGCATTAAAAATTGCACCGCAAGTAGCGTCTGCAAGGTCTTTAGAACCTTTGCGTGGGTGGTCAACCTTATCTCTCTTAACAATTCTTAATTCAAGCAATTCATCAATAATTAAAGGTAGTCTAGGACCAGTTAATCTTTCTTCCATTACGCATAAAAGCATATCTTCATAATGTTTTTTAGCCACAGAAAGTACTTCACAGTTCATTCCGTATGATTTTAACTGCTCCATCATATCAAAAGAATTCCATCGGTCAAATGTAACTCTACGAATATTAAATCCTCTTTGTTTTAAACTAATTATATAGTTCTTAACATCTGTAAAATCAACAGACTTTTCTTTAGTAGGAGTCCAGTATCTAATTGCATCAACAACTACAAATGGCTGTGCGTCTGTATAGGCACCAGATAGTTTCATAGTAACCCATTTATCTACATGTGCCATTGATACTGCACAGTGGTCATGTTTTTGTGCTAAGTCAACGTGTATATAATATGACTTTTCTGGATCTGGCACAAACCATTCTTTAAATGCATTATTTTCGTCAAGGGCTATATTTAAATTGCTAAATGCAGTTTCAACTTTTTCACGGGAATGGAAAAGTGCATCAATAGCTTCAGGAGGCATACATGCAAAACGAGATAGGGCATCTATAGGATCTGAATAAAAATTCATAGCTAAATCTTCAATTTTAATTGTTGGGTTAATCTCCCATGTAGGACGCTTTAATGCAAATACTCTAGGTACATTATAGTTAAGGATATGATCTTCTTCCCATTCAATTGAGAATTCATTACCTTCCGTTCCCTCTGGTAGATCCTCATCTACCTTAAAAGTATGTGTACGAACTATAACTTCTTTATCCGCTACTACTTCATTATATCTTTGTTGAATATAATCATTTTTAAAACGTGGGAATGAAAGAAGAATTACCTTTCCAAATTGTGGAAAACGAGAGTCTACAGATCCTCTAAACATTTTATAAATTGCAGAAGCAGTTTTAGATTGTTCATTACCGCTTGTTGAGTCTAGATCAAAGCCTGAGATTTCATCAAGCACTGCAAATAAAAGGTTGTAACCTTCCCAAGATTCTCTCTGAGAGTGACCAGAGTGAACGGTAATTGCTTTATCAAAAGCAATGCTTCCCATCTTTGCTTCATACTTACCATCAAACCAACGGCATCGTGTTATTCTGTTCTTAAAACCTTTAAAGAAAACCTGTTGTGCCTGTATAGCGTTTACCGCAACGTTAATAATATCAATGGAATCTCCTGGAGGCTTGCCATAGTATCTGGCTGGATCTTTAAGACAAAGCAATAAATAAACTACATAAGAACACGCAATAGTTGAAGTATAATCTTTTCCAGAACCTTTTCCTAGCTGGAAGATAACTTCATTACAAGTTTGCCCCCATCTTTTTGCTCCATCTTCTTCTCCATATAATTTAATTAATGTTTCTTTTTTATATATCTGAGTTGATGCTTTAATCATTTGATACTGATATTGTGAAAGCGGTGGCAAAGCAAGATAGTCTTTTGAAGTTACAAACTCCTCAATTTCTACTGGAATTTCTTCAAAAGCATCTTCTTCAAGAGCACCTAAAAATTCACTAAAATCAGTCAACTGATATTACCTCTACCTGATTGGTAGCGGAGGATAGCCTTCTAGCAACCTCTTGCTTGCAGTTAGGACAAGATGAAGTAACATCTCTTAATATTCCCACAAGTATTTCCTGTTTACGTTCTGTTTCAAGTATCTGATCTGCCATCTCATTTTTTTCAAGCACACCAGCTTTTTGCAGCATGTCAATTCTTTTTCCTTCTACATCTGCTATAAGCTTAAGAGATTGAGCTTTTACATTTAAGGCTTCCTGAGCATCCGCTTGCTCTACAGTATTCCAAGCCTCTTTAATAATCATTGAATAGTGTTGATCTGCTGCGCCTAGAGCTTCTCTAGCTCTCTCACGAATACCGCTATCGCCCTGCATAAGATCACGCCAATTTGATAGCATTTGATTTACTTGCACTGGCTTTAACGAAAATGATTTTGCAATCTGATTCACATTGTTGCCTTTAATAAACTCAGCAACAACTTTATTCATTTGCTCAAAATGATCTGAAAGCTCTACTACATTATCCATTTATCTACCATTATCTGTTTTATAAAAACCAGAACCTTTAAACTGAATCCCAGCTGGTGTGTACACTCTTACCATCTTATAACCGCAAGACTGGCATGGCGGAACAATTTCAGGATCGTTAAATGATCTAGTAACTTCTATTTTTTCTTCACATTCTACACAATTATATTCATATATTGGCATGTTTACCTCTTTTTTAATATTCCATATTTTTCAAGATATCTTTGAATTGTCATATGACTACATCCCGCTTCTTTTGCTATTGTTACAATATCTTTACGCTCTACAACATAGCGTTTATATAACCAGTCTTTTGATTCATATAGCTTCATTTACTGCCCACCAAGCAATTCCAACTGAATCAGTGACATTGTTATTATTGGTATCAACTCCTAAAGTTTTAGCAAACTCTATAGTTTTTTGCTTTCTTAATTCTCTAACTTTGTTTTTGTACCAAGATTCTGTTTTTCCTGGGAACTCTGCCTTAACCGCTTCTTTTTCAGCTTTTGTAAAATTAGGATTGTGGATGTAGCCCTGCCACTTAAGTGGGTGGACTTCAATAACTGCTGTATCATCGTCCATCAACTCCCCCATTATTGCACCAAACATGTAAGCCATCTTTAGCCCAGTAGCCACAGACTTAACAGAAACTGCAGCCTCTATACATATTATATCATAATCTAACTTACTTTTTAATGCTCTAACTTTGCGTTTAGCATCTAAGATTCTTTCATAAACACTAGATCCATAAAAAACAACTTCTCCCCATTTAACTGGTTTCTTTCCTGACATTAAACAGAAAGCTATGCTATTTGTGCTTGAGTCTATACCTAAAACTTTACTTTCCATTTAACATGTCCAATAAGCCTTGACGTTCTTTTTCTCTATCTTTAGCTTTGCAAACTTCACAAACTTCATCAGTCGTAAATCTATTTAATACCTGATTACACCCACGTGTTTTGCAAGTAAACTTTTTTCCTGAAAGTCTAGCTTTTTTATAATAATATTTTTCTTTTATTTTAATATTAGTAGCAACCTTACAGCATTCATCTGAACAATATTTTTGATTGTGTGTTTTAGGCTCAAATTCATTTATGCAACCATTATTAGAACATATCATAGGGATGTCTCCATGGCTGGATACTCAACTTCTCCCTCATCATTTTTCATATCTTTCCAGCAAACTTTTTTAACTGGACAGTACTTGCAAGCACTTTGAGTTTTAGTAAATGCTCTGTTTGGCAGCGTCTCAGCCAAATAAATATCATAAACGCCACGAAGCCAATCAAAAACATAATCAATAAGCTTTTGGTTTTCTTCATTCATTTGAATGTTTATAAGAAGTAAGGATTGATCATTTTTGTTTTCATAAACAAAAACACCTTGATTATAACCCCAAACTTTCATGTATGTTAAAAGTTGAATTTTATGGTTGTCTGATGGCTCTAAATCATATCTTTTAATAGAGTATTGTTCATCTTTAGCTGATTTAATTTCAAAAGGAATAATAAGATCATTTTCAATATCTTGAACAAGACTGTCCATGTATCCATGAATAGGAGGATCTTCATACCAAGTATCTATTTCGTGAGCAATTACTTTGTAATTACCCGCCATCTTACTCATCCTAGACTGAATTCTGTCGTGAACAAAATTACCGTTTTCCATAGCAGCCTTTGCAGCGGGACCAGCAGTATCTTCAAACTCTGCACCACTAAATGCTATGTACCAGTATCTAGCGCATTTGCCATGACCATAACCTAAAGTACTGGGAGAAAATGTTTTCTTTTCAGTAAACCCCGCTTTACTTTCATAAGTATTATTAAACTCTTCAATGAATCTTTTAGTATCAAATCCATTTGGCTTCTTATGAATTTGCAGTGTTGTTATGCTTGCCAATTAAACCCCATATCTGGCTGAATACTTTAAAGCATCAACTAGTTTATCTACTGCTTCTGCTGCTGTGTAATATGCATTTTTCTTTTTAGACGATTCGCCACCCTTTTCAAAGGTTGTGTAATATCTAGCTTGTATAGCAAACTTAGAACTAATAGCTTGCAACTTAACAATAAGATCTGGTGCTTTGGTAGAAGGCACGTCTGGTTTTGCAATAAGTTTAATGATAAGAGCCATTGCTTCATCCAAGTCTTTATCTTGCATATATTCAGACATATCATTAAATTCTGTTACAGAACTGATTTGTTCTAAGATTGTTGTTTCCGCCATGCTTCCTCCATTTGCTCAAACATTGCCCATTCAATTACCGCTAATCTAGTTTTAGCTCCATCGCCACCTAATATTAATTTAAGAACTGGATATTTATCCCTGCTGACCTTAAAAGTATCCGTGCAAATCTTTGCCCATATTTCCTTACTAATGGAAATTGACTTTGAGTACTCTTTATAATCAACGACAAAATCATTCCAGATAGCATCACCTTTTTGATAATCACCACGTCCAGAATTTTTTTGAGCTTTTGCTCCATCACGTTTTACTTCCCCACGTTCTGACATTTTATCCTAACTGATGTTCTGATCTATGACCTTGAGAGCATATCCAAAAAAACATTGCTTTATTATTATCCCACCAAGCGTGATCTATATCTTCTTTACAATACTTGCATCCGTAAGTGCCAAATATCTTTTCACATCCTGGTTGGTCTTTGCTTATAAAATTACTAAACTTACCCATAAATATCTTGTTTTAACTTTTCTACTACATTTGGATTTTCTCTTAGATATTCCAAAGCTTTGTTTCTTCCTTGGAATCTTTCTTCACCTATAGTATACCATGCACCACCTTTTTGAATTTTACCCATCATTTCGGCAGAATCAAGAACTTCACCGATGGAATCAATTCCGAGTGTATCTCCTTGATAGTAAAAATCATATTGCCCATTTTGCCCCATTGGTCCAAGTTTATTATAGTCAACGATCCAGTTAACGGGTCTTCCGACTTTTTGTTCAATAATTTTATCACCAACTTGGATTCCAGATTTAATAGCATTTGCTTCAGCTTCGGATGACCAAAGCTTGATAATGGTGCTGGAGAAAAATTTAACAGCCATTCCCCCCGTTGGGATATGCGACGCATGCATAGTTCCAAATTGATTTCTCTGTTGAGAAATAAGAACGAGTAGCGTATTTTTATTAGCGTAGTTAAGCATTTTGACTGCATGGGTCATGTCCTTTGCTTCGGCACCAATTTGTTTGGTATCTTCTAACTTTTTTAAATCGTTACTATCTTTTTCAAAATAAATAGCTGGCAATAGTGCTGAAATAGAATCAACAACAATTATGTCAACTCCTGCTGCCATTAGTTGGGTTGCAACATCTACCATATCATTAATACTTTTTGCAGAAGAATAGATAAGGGAAGATGAATCTACTCCAAGTTCTGCTGCCCAAGATGGATCGTAAGAAGACTCCGCATCAATCCAAGCGCAAGTCTTACCATCTTTTTGAGCCATGCCAATCATTTGTAAACAGAAAGAAGATTTACCAGCAGATTTATTTCCCCATATAAGAACCTGTCTGCCAAACCCCAAGCCACCTTTTAATGCTAAAGTTAAACCAATACTTGGGGTCTTCTGTCTTTCTGAACTGACATCTGTAGCAAGCTGAATCCTCTGTCTAGTTTTTGGATCTAGACTTGCTAGTATCTTATCTGCTACTAATGTCATATGTTATTCTGCTAGCTCTTGAGCTGGGACTGAAGCAATATCAACAAGAGTAAATGTTACAGACTTATCTTCAAGTTGGTTTACTGCAATTGTCTTGTCTGCATAATTAGCAATTAAAGTATCTAGAGGGACATTAACTTCCCCAGTCTTACTAAGAATGGCTGCTAAAATCTGCTCAACACTAATGTTAATACCATCGTTTGATGGCTGTGGCTGTGCTTCTACTGCATCTGCAATAGTAGATTCTACTGCTGACTGTGTTGTTTCATCTGTCATTTTATATCCTTTACGAATTTAGTACCGTCATCCAATTCTGAAATAACGGGGGAACAGAAAGATCCTGCTTTCATCTTTCCTAATGCCAACGTATAAGCTTTTGGAAAAGCTATTACACGGAACATCTCTTTTTGCCCATTGCAATATATGATATGAGCCATCATTTTCTTTTGCTTTGTTTGGTAGTGAGTAAAATCAACCACATATGAATCTTTATTATCTGGTATCTCAAATTCTTTAATATGTAAATAGTTAATAAACGGATCATCTTTCTTTTCCACTACATCTACTATTGTAACATATCTATGAATTCTATTGTCGCCAACAAGGAAAAAATACATATTTCCCGTTTCAATTTGAGTATTCTCGCTATGGAAAATACCAATTGACCCTGTGTCATCAACCAACTCTACACGTGACCAACCCTTACCCTTTTTAATAGATTTAACCATTGCACAAAGAATAAATGTGCCTTCTTCAAGAAACTCTTCTAATGGAGTTACCTGAGATTTAATATGAGCTGTTATTCCACGAGTATCAAATTTTGGAATATTTAAGTACTCATAATAATTTTCAGACTCTTTGCCAGTTCTCTGATTATCTTCAAAGGTTGCTGCTCCAATAGCATTTAGTGAATCTATTGCTCTTGAATTAATGCCCGATTTTTTTTCTTGTGCCACTTCTAAAAGATTAGCATAAGATTTATAAGGTCTTGCGTTTATAAGTTTCTTGCCAATAGTTTCAGAAATAAACTTAATATCTGATAAACCAAATCTAATTGAATTACCCTGAATTGTAAAATCTAAACCAGATTCATTTACATGGGGTAATAAGACCTTAATTCCCAATCGCTTAGCTTCAATAAGGTATTCTGTTCTGGTATCTTTATTTCCTTCATTTTTGAGTAAAGCAAATACGAACTCAGTTGGATAATAATGCTTAAGCCAAGCAGTCCAATAACTGACCATAGAGTAAGCAACAGCATGAGAACGGTTAAAGGAATAGCCAGCATGAGCTTCAAAATCATGCCACAGATGTTCAGCATCTTCTTTAGAAATATAACGTCTTGCACCTTCGATAAATTTATCTTTGAATACATCAAATTCTTTTGCATCTTTCTTTTTACCAATAATTTTTCTAACCTTATCAGCCTCAGACCATGACATCCCGCCCAAGTGTACGCAAGCTTGCATAACCTGTTCCTGATAAATAATAACTCCGTATGTACGTTCTGTAAACGGCTTCGTAATTGGGTGTACGTAAGTTACCATCTTTTCGCCACGCTTACGTGCTAGATATTCTGCACCCACGGTATTCATAGCTCCTGGTCGAACAAGAGCGTTTGATGCAACTAAATCTTCAAATGTATCAACGCCCATTTTAATTAATAAGTTTGTGTATGGCGTTGCTTCAGCCTGAAATACGCCCTTTGTAAAACCAGCAGTTAAATCATCAAATACAGACTTATCATCTAAAGATAATGCATTAAGATCAATTGAAACCTTATGCCTTTCATTAACCATATTAACTGTATCTTGAATTACTGATAATGTTTTTAATCCAAGAACGTCAAACTTAATAAGACCAATATCTGCTGCTTGATCCATATCATAAGCAACTACTGGAACACGACCTGAGACATCCTCATCTTTGTCGCTTCTAGATTCAATTGGGGCATACTTAGAAATGGGTTCTTTAGCAACCACAACTCCAGCAGCGTGAATTCCAACTGAACGGATTCTGCCACGCAAATCAGATGCAAATTTTAAAACTTCTGGATACTTTTGTTTAAACCAGTCTACATTCTTATTAGACTCAAACTCTTCAAATGTTTCTACACCCTTAAGTGCTTTGTTGATTTCTCCAAGCGGTACATCAAATACTCTTCCCGCATCTCTAACTACACCTTTATCCTTAAAGTATTGATAAGTGGAAATTGAAGCAACGTTCTTAAATTTCTTTCTTAAAAATTCTTTTACTTCCCCACGACGGCGATCCATAAAGTCTGTATCAATGTCGGGGAAGTCATTGCGCTCTGGGTTAATAAATCTAAAAAACAATAGATCATACTTAATAGGATCTACTTCTGTTATTCCTAATAGATAGCAAACTAGCGATCCTGCTGCCGATCCTCTTCCAGGCCCAACCATGATTTCGTTTTCCTTAGCCCAACGTACCATGTCACCAACAACAAGAAAATAACTACTGAACTCTTTATCTTTGATGACTTGAAATTCTTCTTCCAATCTTTCTTTATATTGTTCATTTTCTAATCCTTTTTCTTTTAATGTGTCATTGCACATCTGAATTAACTGTTTATGTGCATCTTTTTTAGGGTTAGGTAGTAATTGTAAGTTTTGATGGAATTCATACTCTTCTACCTTATCAGCAATTTCTTGAGTATTGCTGTATATACTTTGATCCCAGCCGTCGCCAAAATCAGATGAAATTTCTTTAAAACTCTGAATATAAACATTTATATCTTGAAATGAAATAGGACGATCTGGATAAAGATGGTTTAATCTTTCAAAAACATCTTTGATCTTTTTACCAGATTCATAGTTAACACCTTCGGCAAGGTTTGGTTTAGTTGAAAGGATTAACAAAACTTCTTCTAAAGCTTTTTGATCTTTTGTTGCATAGTGGCAATCACCAGTAGCAACCATTTTTATGCCAAGATCTTTAGATATTAAAATCTGCCCATCATTAATTTCTTTGTCATTGTGCGATTGCATCTCTAAATAGAAATCATCGCCAAATCTATTCTTGAACCATCGGGCATATTCAAAAGCCTTATCCATATCATTGCGTTGGATAGCCTTTGCTATAAGTCCATTCATGCAACCAGACAAAACAATAAGACCATTGCCGTACTCATCTAGTACTTCAAGGTCAATTCTAGGCTTGCGATAATATCCTTCTGTCCAAGCAATCTCTGATAGTTTTTGTAGATTTTTTAAACCTTCAGTATTTTTTGCAAGTAAGATTATGTGGTTAAATACCTGTGTATTATCATCACGTTTTTTAATATCACGTTTGTCAAAGCGATCTGTTGCTGATATGTATGCTTCTAAACCAAGTATTGGCTTCATCCCCAGCTTTTTAGCTGCAACTTGCATTTCTCTATGAGATGATAGTGTTCCATGATCTGTAATAGCCATTGCTTTTTGTCCTGCATTTTTTGCAGCAGTCAACAACTCTTCAGGGGAACACAAGCCATCCATAAGTGAATAGTGCGAGTGCACATGTAAATGTGTGAAATTCACCAATACTCCGTTTAGTTTAAATTACCATTCAACAGATGTTGAAGTGGTTGATTCTTGAGACGAGTCTGATACTACGCCCATATAAAAGTTTTCCTGATCAGCGTATGCAACTGTTCTAACAGCTGTCTTCGGCAAATCAAAAAGCTCATACTTTGAAAAATCAAGAGGCTTGACTTCTGCAGTTGGAAGTGGGATGATACTGTAATTAGTATCTGTCTTTTCTCCTGTGCGCTTTAACTTCCACACAAGGTTTGTAATGCTACCAGTCTCTGATGCATAAGATCCAATTTCTGGTGTAGCTGACTTTGCGCCAGTTCCCTGTGACAAAATAGCAACATAAGGATCTTCATTGCCATCTTCTACAAGAACGTTTACGTAGAAACGTGGACGTGCCTTCCATCCAGCTTTTGGGTCACGGCGATGCTGCTCACAACCAAAGCACTGACCTTCGTCTTCAAATGTGCAAACTGCCTTGCGCTTGTAATCTCTTGGATTTGTATGTTCAATGCCTACAATACCTAGGCCTGCTTCTTTGTTATAATTTGCTGAGTCAGGATCAATCTCCTGAAGAAAACGGATCTTTACTGATTGTCCGTCTTTAAGCTGTAGCCATCTTCCCTTTTGTGAATCTGAAGATGTGTGTGTTGGTTCCATTGCTTTGTTCATGGCTGCTAAGCCTGTAACGATTCCCATATATGTTCTCCTAAGTGTTTGGGGCTATAGAATGCCCTGTAGTACTATTATACCATTAATTAATATACTCAAAATGCGTTATTGCATTTTTAATACATTGTTTTATTTCTTTGTCTGTGAGATCTCCCACATCTTTTGCACCATTTGGATATATGACTCCATCATCAAATGAAGCCCAAGATATACTTTTGTTAGGAAGCTTACCCACAATTTCCATTCCAAGCTTTCTTCCCGCTTCGTCAGCATCGGTTGCTATAATAATTGACGACGAATATTTATTTAAATTACTTATGTTTTGTTTAGATATACCGCCACCCAAAGTTGCTACAACATTTGGATAGCCAGCTTGATGTATTCTAATTGCATCAAAAGAAGATTCACAAACAATAATTGTTGGACTAACTTTTTTTGCCCTATGCAAGTTAAACATAGTTAAACTACGTGGAAGGTTATCGCTATTTTTAAAACGTTTTCCTTCAATAGATCTTCCAATAATTCCCACTGGCATTCCAGTAGGACTATGTAGTGGAACAGTTACCATTCCTTGTTTTTGTGAATATCCCAAATAAAAATAATCAATAGACTCATCGTTAATGTTACGACCATAAAAATAACCCCTAGATTCTTCATTTAAACCATTATGCAAACCATCAAGTATATCTTGCGGAAACTCAACAAAGTCTGGCTTATCATCAAAAAGTTCTTCTAAATCTTTATCAAAAGTATCTGGGCGGTTCTTTTGCAATAATCTTATAAAACGTGCTGCTTCAAATTGACCCATTGATCCTTTTTGAATAATTAAATCTTCAAGGCCTCCACGTGCATCACAAGACGGATTATAACAAATATATGAACCTTTTGTTTTACTTATTGCAAATGATGGAGTGTTTGTATTGCTGTGAAATGGGCAGTAACAAAAATAATCTGTTTGAGAGTAGTGATGAATTTTCATACCTATACCCTCAACTACTTCACGAACTTGTGATGGGCTATATCTTTCCATAAGCATTTTTATATTATATCAAGAATACATATTACTTGTCTATGCAATATAAAATTGTGGAGGAATGCTTACTGTAAATGTTGGGGGCGGACTAATGATTTGTTTTGTATATCTTTTATAAAATTGTTGTCCAGAAAATCCTTCTATTTCTTGAGCTTTCTTTTTACCAACATATACACCAAACATTTCTAAATTAAAACTATAACTATCTTTTATTTCATTATATTTAATTGAAAATTGTGGTTCTAAATCAAGAACTGGAACGTAGCCTTTATCACGCATGTCCTGTAATAATATTCTTTCATACATTAAGCGTGATTTGCCAATTGACGAATCATCTTTGATAACCCCGCCAATTAAAAATGCCCTTATAGTTCTTTTTAACATATTAGCCTTACTGTCTATCTAATTATACTAGACAGCAATGCCATTACATAGATTTAAAGTTGAGGAATGTCCATTTCATAAATTTCTTGAACTATTCCACGATTTAGGTCCCAATCTAAGTAAAATGCAAAATCTGTACCATGACGATTTTTTCTACTTACAATTTCCATAATATTTGTATCTGGTCGTTTGTGAATAGCCATAGCCATATCAGCATCATACTCGATAGCTTTTGACCATGCTACTTGTGAAAGTAGGGGTGGGGATTCTTGATCCGATACATCATCCATAGTAGCAGCAGTAATATCAATAATTGGAATAGCATTTCGGACAGCAAGCAACTTAAAGTCACGAGAAATATTTCTATTTCTTTCTACTTCTGATTTGGCTCCAGATGAATCATTAAATAGCTGATGATAATCAAGAATAACTAGATCAGGCTTATACTGATCAATTTTAGCCTGTACTGTATTTGGAGTTACTTGACCAGCACCCTCATTTGATATAAGAATAAATCCTTGTTTATCTGTAAACTTGTCTGATGCCCATGTGTGAAAATCATCTGTATTTACCATACCCTTTTGAAAGTCTGAAGCCTTGAACAGTCCCGACCCCATCATGGTATAAATACGATCTCTCATATTTTCTGGTGACATTTCAAGGGATATAATCATAGGCTTAAAGCCCTGTTCCCAAGCCTTACAAGCCAAATAGGAAGACATCCAAGTCTTACCCCTACCCGCCCATCCAATCATAACTATAAGGTGGCCTGGGGCCATTCCAGTAGGGTAGGCAAGGTCAATGGCTTTAAACCCCGTCTTAATTCCTGGGCTACCGCCCATGGCAAGAGATCTTTCACGAACAGACTCAAAATGCTTTTCTGCAGTTTCAAAATCTGTAAGGTCAACATCTCGGACATTACCTGTCATTCTTGTAAGGTTAGATATTTCAGTCTGCATCTCCATAAGGACTCTCGTTGCAGAATCTGTTTTTAAACGGGATCCGTTTTTTAAAAGAAGATCTTTAATTCTACTTGTAAGAAATTCATTCTTAAGATTATCTAAATAATATCCAGTCTCACCCTTGACTGCTTCTGGTTCAAAATCTTTAAACTTTTCTTGAAGTACACTTACATCTGGAACCGCTCTAAATTTAAGATAGTAAGATTTAAGACCTTCCCACACATCACGGTGAGAAAGAAAGATATCATCAACATTATCCGCTAAAATAGTTGCTATATCTTTATTCTTACATACAGCTGATAATACCGCTGCTTCACTATTCATTAGATTCCGTCTCTACTAAAATTCTTGTCTGCTCCATAAGCATTCTTCTACGCTCTTTATCTGCTTCAGATTTTACCATAACGTCATCTATTCTGTCAAAGTTGTATAGGAACCAATTTAAAGGATGACCTGGCTTGTTACATTTAAAATAATATTCTATTAATTGCTTTGCACGATCAAAGCCAACAGTATCAATAACATCCTGCATGGCCCATTTTTCTCTGTACCTATTGACTATAGGTTGTTTAGAGTAATGTGTTTTGTATAGAGCAATGTACAGAGATACTAAAGCGTATGCCTGTTGTGCGTCTTGCTTTGCCATTATTTTCTACCTTTAATCTCAGATTCTATTTGATTTACTTTTTCTATTAACTGAGTTTCAACAAATTTATAAACACGATCTGTGGCAGTTGTGGTGTTTTCACCTTCACGAACCCAGTCTTCAACACCCAAACCAACTTTTACGCTTTCAAAATTTCCAAGATTGCGTGTAAAGTTAAGCTCTACTTTGATCTTCGTCTGATCCATCTTGTTCATCTTCTTTCTTTAAGGGTGGGAAACCAAAACCAGTTTTAAACTTCTTAGTATTCTTATCTGCTAAGTGCTGGTAAAGCATCATCATTCTGTCTGATATTGCAATTATAGCATCCAGATCTTCCTTTTGTAAAGCCAATTCCATTGCGTGTTCTAATACATTTAAAGATAAATCTAACGCATGCTTAGCTTCTTTACTTAATTTATTTTCTACCATTCTGGCTGTTTCCAAACTGGGACAAATGCCCCATCGTTGTCCTTTACGTATAAGACGGTCTCATTACGCAATAAGGCTTCTAATTCTACCTTACTTGGAATATTACTTGCAGTTACATTACCGTCATTTCTAGGTCTGCCTATATGAACGGTTTTAAAAAATTCTCTAATATTTCTTATATCTTCGTCTGTAAAATAATATCTGCTCAATTTAGTTTTATCATCTAAAGCATGAGCTTGCTGTGGTTTTGGTATGTCGCCAGATCTTAAATGTCTTTTAATTGTATCAACATGTCTATTAATAATTTTTCCAACTTCAGAAATAGAGTAAGCGTGTTTTTTATTTTTTTGCACATCTGTGTAGTTATAAGCCACACGCTTACTCTTTGCAAAGTCCCATGCTATCAAAGTATCTTCAGTACGATTTATCTCAAGAGCTTTATGAAGTGAATCATTTAAGTAGAAATACAATAATCGGCGTTTAGCCTTGTTTCTTGTTTGCTTAACCATTTTCCAAACGCATTTCCATCTTTCTTGACAAACCATCTTTTTCCACACATAGAACAAAATAATTCTACTCTAAGGTGTTGAGAAAATACACGATCTATAAAAACTCTGCCCTGACATTTCTTACACCACATATTAAGTTTTGCTTCTAATTACTTAGTAGCTTTCAACTTTCTTGTGACCGCATCCGTTGCTTGCTCAGCAACCATGCCAAATGCTGGGTCTTTTTTATTGACAAAACGCAATACTACTGGGACTAATGAACCCCATAAAGCGTTTGCAACAAGTGCCCACTGTGCACCCTTGAAATTAGCAATCGAAACATGGCTTGTGCTTGAAACGATTGTTGCTGCTGCTATAACTTGACCTAGCAAGTTGCGAACATATGACTCGACTAATGCTTGATTAATCTTCATATTTATGCCTCCTTTAGACACTAAATAATTTCCCATCAACTACACAAGTGTAATTTGGAGAAATTTCCACAATCTGTACGTGAGGATGTTCACCATTCTCAATATGTGCGATTGCGAAACCTTTTTGCCAGTTGTGATTTTGAGTGTATTTCATTCCATCACTCTTTTCATCACACATATGCCCAATTTCATATCCACGAATTGCTCTTCCTCCAGTTGCAAGAGGAAGCTCATATGTTTGAAAATGCGAAGCAATTCTATGCGAATGACCTCTAATTAAAGAAATTTGTAAATCATCTATATCTTTTCTTACTGCTCCCGTATCTGCAATAGAAAGACCGTGGTGTACATGGATATCGCCAAAACGATGTCTTGGCAACTCATTGTAATATATATAATCATACCCCAACGAATCTAAAGACCATAATGATTCTGGTGTAATGTCTGCCAAATATTCTGGCATCTTTTTATCTAAATAATCAAAGATTCTAATATCATGATTCCCCAGTGCAGAAAAAAGCTGGGCATTTGGAAGCATGTCTCTAGTCTTTGCATAAAAATCTCTAGCGCCTTTAGCTTCATGACGCATCATAGGAACAATTAAATCCTTGCTGTCATTTTTGTGAAGCTGTAAAAATTCTGCTGATCTACCTTCTGTATACTTGCTATAACAAGCTTGATCATCGGTATCCCCCAAATAATCAACTACGTCTGGTTTAAACCACTTCATGACTTTAAACCAAAGCTCAATAGCTTTATCGTCTTGATATGGGAATTGCTGATCGGATGACAACATCCATTTTAAATCGTTAGCCAATTAATAACCTTTCAAGTTAAAGACTAATATACAGTGCTTTATTTTATGAAGCAATTATTATTGTGTAATTTGCGTTAAACTGTCGCTATAGTTTTTAACAGCTTCTTCTTTTTGATCTTTTTCATTAATTAACATTGTTAGTTCTGCTCTGAGCATAGCGATTTGAGTTTCATAATTAGATGTTAATTCGCCTATACGTTGTTGTAAGGCGGTAATAATTAATTCCGCTTTTTCCATTATATCTCTTTTCTTTTAGTTAGAAGATGGAGTTAAAGAATTTATTTCAGCTTCAAGTGCAGCTATTTGCTTATTGTAATCAGATATTTGATTATTTAAAGAAGCAATCAATTCAACATTTTGAGTAGCAGTTGCATCCATTTCTAATAATGTAATTTGTGTATTGTATTTAGAATAAGCAATGTTTTTAATATGCTGCTGCACGATTGTTATTTTTTCTTCTGCTGTTAGATCTATTGTCATTTTTCCTCCTTTCATATTATATCAGATTGATTATTTAATTCTATAATTTAATGTTATTTATTTAATTGTTTTAAAGGGTCTGTCCAGAACATAGATATTGTATATCTTATGCCTTCTGTGACTGCTTTTACGCCATGCAAAGTATTTTCATCCCCTTGAAATGTAACCAACATGCCTTTTTTTGGTTTAATTGTAAAATTTTCATATTGTGGAAACCAAAGCTCTCCCCCGACATAATCATCATTAAGATAGATAAGTGTTGAATAATGTTTTGTTTGAAATCTGCCTTCAAAACTCTTTAACCAATCTTTTGGAATATTATTTTTAGCAAGCATTTCATAATCGTGATCCCTTTCGTTTTCCAAAAAATAATCTAAATGGGGGGCTTGCTCTCTTCCTATTCGCCATCTATTAATTAAATATTGTTCTTTTAATAAATTAGTTACATTAAATTTTTCTTCAGTATGAGGTTTCATTCTTTTTGCTAAATTTTCAAAATATTCTTTATCAAGTTTATATCTTTCATAAAATTCTAAATTTGTAAAATTAATACACATGCCGTCCCATTGTGTTATAGATGGCCACAAAGCTGGGTCAACATCTTTTTCTTTTGGATAATTAATATCAAAATCCAAACTCCAAAGATTTTCTGAAAAAGATTTAACACTAAGAATTTTATCGCACTCTTCATCTGTTAAAAAATTATTTATTATTCTTATATTTGGTTTTTTTAAATCAATTATATTATTGCTCATGATCTTCTACATTTTCTTTCAAACGATAATCAGACCAATAAGGTGAAAAGTATGGTGGTGGGAAATATGGTGGACCTACTGGTGGAGTTGGTGGAGTTGGTGGACCTACTGGTGGAGTTGGTGGAGTTGGTGGACCTACTGGTGGAGTTGGTGGAGTTGATGCAGTAACAGTAAAGCTAGTAGTTCCAGTTGCATTTGGAGAAATTCCATTTGAAACTGTCCATGCTAATCTATAGCCATATGTTTGTAATTGAGTTGGTGTAAAAGTTGAACCCGTTCCATCTTGAACCCAACTGAAAAATGAAGATTGGTGTTGCCAAGAGTAAGTATATGTAAATGTTGATGGAGTTCCAGACCATCCAGAAGGTACTGCAGAAAATTGTGTACCAACAGCACCAGATGCAGGAGAAACACTTACAGATCCGCCAGTTGGAGCTGCTGATACTACGGTCCATCTTGCATAAAAAAGAGCATTGGCTGTTACGGTCCATGATCCACCAGCATTTAAACCATAAGTATAATCACCAGAAGGTGTGTCACGCCATTGCAAAAAAGTGTAACCATCACGTGTTGGGGTTGGGGCAGTAACCGTACTCCCAGATGCTGCTGTAGAGCTTGTTGGAGTTACGGTTCCTCCATTTGCATTCCACGTTATAGTATAATTTGGTATCCATCTTGCATAAAAAAGTATATTTCCAGTTACTGTCCATGAGCTTCCTGCATTCAACCCATAAGTATAATCTCCAGACGGGGTATCTCTCCATTGTAAGAAAGTGTAACCATCACGTGTTGGTGTCGGAGCAGTAACCGTACTTCCAGATGCTACCGTAGAACTAGATGGTGTTACAGATCCTCCATTTGCATTCCATGTTACGGTATAATTTGGGGTAGCTGTTCCCGTTACAATAAATAAATATGGAACGTATCCATACAAAGTGTAATATACATAAACAGTAACAGAATTTCCTGGAGACATACCAGTAACCGATACCGCACCTGTAGTAGAATTTACCGTAACTGTTCCCGTTCCTGTTTGAGTATAATAAGAATAAGATCCACCTGTTGGATTTGGAGCAGTAGAAATTGTTGCATTAAATCCATTAGACGATGATGTTGGTGTTCCATATGCTGGATTTGTTGTTAAAACTGAATTTATTGGTCCATATTTTGCATAGGCTGAAGGGCTTGCACTGCCATATTGATATACATTCCAATCAGACTTACTATTATATTCATAGTTTACTGCGTAATAATAATTACCAACAATGGCGGGATTTAAAGTTAAAGATGCATTAACTGTATACAAAGTTCCATCATTTGATATAGAAGGAGTTGTTGATGAAACATAAGTTGCATTTGCAATAATTTGATCTACACTTGTATATGTACCAACAGTGCTTCTATACCATAAAATAGCACTTCTTGTATTATCTGGAAGATAATCTGCTGTCCCGTTCCATTTATTTACATATGCAAGAGTTGTTACCGAAGTCGCTGCATTGTATGAATAATTTATTGTAGGAGTATAAGCAGATTGAGTAGGTATATATTTTCTACAAACAAAATATCTTGATCCATTACCGTCTGTGGTTTCAATTCCAGTAACACCAGTTGTTGTAGTATTAGCATCTATTTCGCCATAGATATAATAACCATCATATATTGCAGCTGAAAGCGGGATAGTTGCATATTGGGTTAAAGTACCAGAAGCAGCATTATATTGTGATGCTGTTGTATTTATATTTCCATTACTTGTTGTATATACATAATATGAATATGACGATATGGTGTATCCATTTGATAACCACGTTCCTTTTTGTAAATATACCGTGCTGCCTGTATCTAATGTGAGTCCAGCTATGGGAGATGTTCCAGTTGTAGTTGAAGCAAAATATGGAAACGTAGTAGTATATGGTCCAGATTTAGGAAAAAATTGTATCCAACCAGCAGCAGTTCTTACAAAAGCAGATTTTGCTTTAACCCAAGTGCTAATAGCAGTTTTTACAGATATACTTACTACTTTAGGCCAAGTACTTGAACTTGAAGTACCACTAGTTTTTACGAATAATGGCATTATTCAAATCCCTTTCTAAACAGTTGATACCCATAAGTCCCCAACAAATCCATCATTACTTCCTGCTGAAGGTGCACCTGCGTGTACATAAACATTTCTTACATAAGAACCAGTACTACCAAGTACTGGTGTATCATTTCTGGTTCTTGTTAATCCGTTTAAATAAAGATTGCTGCTTGATCCCCGACCTATAATTGTAGATGCACTATCTATATATGTAATAGAAGTGCTTATTGCAGTAAATCCTGTTGTTGAGGTTGGTGTTCCATCAGCATTCCAAGTTGTCGAAGTTCCGTCTGGATCTACAAAAAATGCTGGCACCGATCCTTTTGCCTGTGAAGTTCCAAAAACTTGAAAAGCTTTTTTAGTAGTTATAATCATATACTTATCTGATTTAAGATATCCAGCACCATATGTAACTGTTGTGGCTTCTCCATTTGCGGTTGCTGCTGTAGCTGGAATTGAACCACCAGTTGATACAGAATAATATGTTACATTTGAACCCAAAGCAGTAGTATCATTTGCATAAGAAACAACAGCATTATTAGCTGAATCTAATAAAATATAAGAAGATGCGCCTGTTGTAGTTGCAACAGATTTAATTACAGCAGAATCAATTGTCCAATAATTTGTTCCGCTTCCTATTTTACCAGTTGTTGCAGTTATGTTTCCAGTTATAGTTGCATTACTTGCGGTCATATCACCAACATGAGTTACAAAAAATTTAGGAATGCCAGATAAAGCACCAACACTAATTGCATAATCAGATGATGTTGATGTCCCGCCATAAAGCTTTACTCCAAAATTATTTTGTGTAGCACTATAATCATTAGGAAATACTGTTATTGTTCCATCTGAAGAGTTTAATTCTATTTGATTAGAATATATTTTGCCAGATTTAACTACCCAAGGTTTATCTGAAGCTTGCATTCCGCCTAAATAAGCAGCTATTGTTGCTAATGAAACTTTATCATCACTTATCTCACTAGATGAAATTTGTGTTGTTAATAGATGTGCTTTGTTATATGATTTTATTCCAGCTGATCCAATTTGAACACTAGAACCAGTATCAATTGTAGAAGCAGTACCTGTTGATGTTGTTCCTAATGCTAATAAATATGCATTTGAATTAAGAGTTATATCGCTAGAAAAAGTAGAAGATTGCGATACGTTTAAATGTCCAGATATTGTTGCATTAGAAGCATTTACAGTTCCATCTCCTTTAACTGTAAAATATGCGCCTGCACTTAAAAGTGTATCTGAATTGTTCCCGCTACCGTATATAACTATATCTCTTGCGGATACTTTACCTTGTGGGGTTACAGAAAACTTAGCACTTAAATCTCCACCGCTTACTGCAGAACCAGCCCAAAAAGAATATGTTCCAGTTGCAGAAAGTCCTACATAATTTGTAGCACCATTAGACAATGTATTTTGAATCTGTGTGCTGTTAATTGACCAATCAGCAATTTTTGCATTTGTAGTTTCAAAAGTATAGCTTGCTGCGCTAGGGTTTGTAATAATAGATGTACTTGCAGCACTGCCAGAATTTGATCCATAATCAAATGCAAATATTCCAGAATATGCAGTTGAACCATCTGGACCTTTGTTGCCAGATGGACCTAAAACAATTCTAGATCCTGTTGTGGAGCTTGCGCCTACGTATATTGAACCACCAGAACCTATCTGTACTGCGTTTGCTATAACAGACGTAGCTGGGTTTGTTGGGGTAGCTAAATAATTTATTGATGGAGATGAATTGTTATCATAATCATCATAAAAAACAACTAATACATATACAGTTTGATATAAATTTAAAAATATGTTTGCAGCAGTTGTACCTTTATATACAAGATTTTGTATATGATAGTTGCCTGAAGCTTGAGAAGTTAAATTTTTACTTAATGTTATTGTTCTTGATGTCCCCGATCCAGATAAAGATTGAACATATGTGTTGGAAGGTATTCCATTTCCAGTAATAATGCCGCCAATATATTCATTTGGTATATTATACGTTGCTCCATTATCACCAAGCCAATTATTTAAAATTAAAGTATTTTGACCAGATGCTCCGCCAGAAGAAAATGTTGCATCAAGATAATCCTGTATATCTATATTAAGATTTTTTAAAGGTGTTGGATCAACAAGAAATTGATAAACTTCTGCATTTGTAGCTGCAGTTCCAGAAAAGTTAAAGTTTACAGTGTATCCATCAATTACATTTGATATAGAAGCAACTGGGACAACTCCAGAAAGTGGGTTAGCTCTTGTAAATGTTGATAAACTTGCTACTGATGTACTTTCTGTACCATATTGAGATACTCCATAAACTGATCCAGAATATGAAGAAAAATAATTTCCAAATTGTGCAAATATTAAATTTTGAGGAATTGTAAAACTTGTTTCACCAGATACAACTGTATGATAAAAAAATCCTGCTTGTGTAGGTTGATCAGTTGGCACTAATTTTACTTTAAGAGATATTAATGCATTTGGGTCTGTGGGAGATATTGATGGCAAGGTATAGCTTACTGTAATGTTGTTTCCATTAAATGCTGCAGAGGCACTTGTTACCCCGCTTGGAGGCAATGTATTATTTGGCAATAAATCTGTAGGGGTTGCTTCTACATAATTTGAATACGCAGACTTTGCACCAAGCGTATCCATGAACCAAGCTCTTACATATCTATGACCTCCACTTGCAGCAAATATTGAAGATGGACTTATTGTTTTTGGTTCCCCCACAGTAACCCAACCAGATTGATTTGCTGCTAAAGCTGCAGCTACTGCTGCGTCTACTTGAGTTGAATTAAGTCCAGTTGTTGCATATGTAAACTCTTGAATTATTTCTGCCAAAAAATTGCCACCTACTGTTGCTTTGGCAGCATCAATATTTGTAGTTGTTATGGTATATGAAGATACTGAATCTGCTTCTGTTATGATTGGGGCTGGCAGGAGACAAGTATACGTATTAGATATAGCCGATTTAACATATCCAGCAGTTTGAAGAAATGTGTCGTAGGTTGCAACTTCTACATAATTAAATGAAACTGAATTTGCAAGTCCACTTGCAGAAGCTTTAACCGTAACAGTTTGATTTATAGATGAGGTTGATAAAGAAGATGCTTCATATGATGGAGTTATAATTGTAAAAGTTGTTCCACCATCTAAACTTAAGCCAACATTAAAATTAAAGAAAAATTGATTTCGTGGATCAGAAACGTCAAAATCAAAAGTTAATACTATATCTCCGCCAACATAAGATGCTTGCAAATTTGCAACTTGAAGAGGTGCTGTTCCTATTACTGGTTCTAAATTACCACCAGTTCCTCCTGCCCCGCCTTCTGCACCGCCTCCAGTATAAGGATTGCTAAATGATGCTGATTGTATTCCGACAAGCATTGCACTAAGATTTTTATTTAAACCAATAGGAGATATATATCCATTTTGTCTTGCTTGTTTAAATGGAGCAGTTATGGAATTTGCAGAAGGATCTAAATTTATATCAATAGGAATCGGTTGTCTTCTTGCAGAAGAAGAATCCGATATATAAGTAGGATTTAAATTAATTTTCATCCAACACCCCTATCTATTACTTGTGACCTATTGCAATCCAACTTACATTAATATAATAATTTCCGCCATAAAGCCATCTGCCATCTTTATTAGCTCCGCCATAAGAACCATGATTTGCTTTATTTATACCAGTTTTTCTTAAAACTATTTCAAAAGATGATTGGTTTACAACACCAATACTTACTACTATATCTTGAGCATATTGAGATTGAAAATTTACAGTTTGCGGTTGCGCTGTTATTATTGGTCCTTTTGAATCTGTAAAGGGCACGGTAAAGCTAACAGTTTTTTTATAATAATATTCATTATCTCCTGCGTTAAATATGGCACCGTCAGCTTCACTTATCCTTGTTGAGCCATATAAAATTTGTTGAGATGCTATATCAAATTGTGTTTGTGTTGTAGAATCTGAGGTGTTTGTAGCAGAATATATGCTACCAAAGTTATTAGTAATAGCTGATATATTATCGCTATGTTGATTTACAACGTTTATAATCTGATGAATTGTTGGAAGATCAATGATCTTGGGGTCTGATATTTTTATGTACGCCATGTTTTCTCCTTATATTATATAAATTATACCATTTTATAGGTTTATTTATTAATTCCCCTATTAAGCATATTTAATGTTAATTTAGTGCTTAATCCATTATTGTATGTGTTAGATACAGAATGCACTATATATTTTTGTGCATTTATTCCCATCAAAGGATAGGTTAACCCTATTACATCCCCTACTTCTATAAGAGGATTTCCAAAAATATTTAAAGATACATCTTTTGAAAAATTATCTAGCCCCGCACTAACCAATTTTAATAATTTATTTGCAGCATTTTTAGATTGTATAAACGAAGAATCTAATTGTACCACTTCCCCTATATTTCCTGGGTCTGTCACAAATTCAATAATTTCTGGATCTGAGGGTACAACAATTTCATGAGTCCATAAATTTAAATTAACTACAAAAGCATTTAACTCATCGGAATCTTTCTTTAAATATACCATGTGTGAGCTGTTGTTTACCACAGCAAATTTACCTCTAAAGCCAGTATTAATCGGAGTTGAATATGATGCTGAGTATTCATCAACAACTTGATGTTGCAGGAACTTTTGCTCAAGCAAGGTATTGCCAGGATAATAAAACCAAGCATATTCTACTGGAAGCACATCTACCGAAACGGCTGCTCCGTTTGTATATTGAACATCATATGTATTAATGCCGACTATTTCTGGTTGAGTTTGCATAATGTATTCTTTATAAGAAGAAAATGTTCTCTGACCTTGAATCATTGCATTTAAAAATTCACGATCTTGAAAATAATAATTAACATTTCTTTCTTTTAATACTTTTTCAGATGCATAAATTTCTCTAATAAAACCAACTCCAGTTGATGAAGCTCCAGACGAAATCCAATCTGAAGATTCTGGGTAAAGTAAACTATCTTGATTGGGTATTGTTGGTGGATTTGCTGACATAAAAGCGCCAAATTTTGCTTCCATTGAACCCATTGGATTTATTATAACTTTTTTCCTTAAACCCGTTATTGTATTCTTATCTGTATTAGTCCAGGAATCTCCTGATGGGACCTGCCAACCATTTACTTCAAAATTATTTAAAAATACAGAAAAGATAACGCCATCTCCGTTGTTTGTTGATTCTCCTGGCACTCCTTCTCCATCTTCTGCGTTATCAAATGGAACTAAAGTAAACCTTAAATGTAAAGCTTCATGAGGATCATCATAAAGAATATAAAGATTAGAGTTATCTGATTTTAAAGATGTCTTGTTAGTATTTTTATAATATAATTTTTCAAAATTGTTTTTAATATTATATACTAATCCAGTTACATTAGTATATGCAATTATGGATGGGTTTCCACTATCAATTTTGTATACAATTATTCCATAAATATAATTTGGAATTTCTGTTGTGCCCATGTTTGACTGAACAAGTTCTACAAAATATGTTCCATCAGTATTATTTAAATCCATATTAAAAAATAAACCACCAGAACATAAATTATTAATAGCGTTAAAATTAAATTTAGTTGAAAAAGTAGTATAATCTGTATCAACATCATTTGTTGGATAAAGCAAAACTTTATTTGCTGCATCAGGTTTAATCTGTATATAATAATATGGGATTTGAGCTTTTGGACTTGTTGTACTGTTTGGGTCATCTATTTTTTTAACTATACTATAATTATTAGATTGAACAGATAAAACTTGACTTGGACTTAATAAAGAAGCAGACAAGCCCTTACTAATCAAATTATCTATTATTTTATGGTCAGAAACATTTGTGCCAAACATTCCTCTATTTATGTTGGTTATATTTCCTGTTGGTTCTATTGTTATATCATAATCATAACCTTTTGAAACCCTGCCTTTATTTGCCCAATCAGTATCCATTGAATCATCAGATCCAGTTATTATAGTAAAAGAATGTGTACCAGTTGCAACAACTTCACCATAACCATTTAAAGATTCTGGCTTCATCCCACTTACAAAAACAAAATCTCCCAAAGCAAATGAGCTTATTGGATGTGGTACGCTCAATAATGAATTATTAAGATCTACAAATGGATTTGCAGTAGTTGTGTAAGATGTTGCTTTTTTGGTTTGATTTTTAACAGTTACTGTTGTGGGAGATGCTGCAGTGACAACACCTACCGAAGGCCTTAAACCAATATTGTTATCTTTAACAAATTTGTCAACTTCGGCTGAAAGTTCTAAATCATTTTTTACAGAAACTGTTACTGACACTGACGAGTTTGAAGTTTGTGATATTTTGTATTCTTTATAAACAAAAGAAACAATTTCATCTTCTATTACAGCATACCCATCATTATTTAAATTAAAAGTATGAAAAGAATCTAAAAGATCTGATTGATTTATACTAAATTTATTATCGTCAAATTTCATATCTGCAGCTAAATAATTTAATCCTACAGAATCAACACTTTGCTGAGACCATACAACATCATTGCTGGTTGTATAAATATATGACGGTCCAATTTTTATATCAGGATTTTTTACATTTTGTAAAGATAAGGATTGCTTAAGTTTGGGAACTTGATACCTTAATGATATTTTTCCTGGTTTAGATTTGTTATTAATGGTGTATCCATTTTGAAGAACAACTTTTTCATCTAAATTAAAATTAGTAGAACTCTGTTGTTTTTCTAGTATATTAGAAAGACTTAAAAATTTCATTACACCATAATTGTCTATATATGCACCAATTTGGTATGGCAAAAATATTTGATTTAAAGCATCTACAAGAGTTGAATCTTTAGAATTGCAGAAATAATAATCCATAGTTAACGGAGAGCTATGATCATAACAAACTTTATAAAGCGAATCAATGTCATAATCTGTAAAACCAGTTAAATCTAAAATGTTTGTTATAACGCTAAATGCATCTTTAAAATTAGCAACATAGTCTGTGACTGGTGTTGACTGCAGGTATCTAGTTACATCATAACATTGCACCGATACAGTGTCTATATCATTTTGTTGCCAAGTATCTGAATACCAAACTCCGCCTGGGATTATTTTATTAACAACTTGATCAACGTAAGATTCATCAACATAATCTGTTAAATTATAATTGATATAAAATTTAACATTTTTTCTCATAGTATCTTTAAGTATGCTTGAAGATATATTGCTTACATTAGAAAAGATTGGAATTGGATTTGTTATATCTCCAAGCGGAATAGATGATAAAGTAATTGTTGCGTCATCTGTCACAAGGGACGATATTGGCAAATAAGTATCTTTACCATCTAAAGATTTATTTACGGAAACATCAATAACATAAGGAGTTAAATCAACTTCTAATCTTGGAGAAACTTCAACTACTTGCAACAAACCCATATCATTTAACACCTGCTCATTATTAGTATTAAAAACTGTTGATCTAGCATTAGCTATAATTCCAGTTACAGTTATGCTTTTAATATAAACATAATTAGTTATATCTCCAGAACTATTAAATCCTGGCATTGTGCTCCAACGATCTAATGTTAAAGATCCATTGTTTAGATATAAAACAATAGTGCCGTTATCTGCTGGATCAATTGTATTTGATGTGATTGTTGTGTTATCTGTTTTTGTAATTGTTACCGTTACTCCAGGCAAAGCTAGATATGCATTTAATTTTATAACAACTTTATTCATTGCAACTGGTGTTGAATAAAAACCAGTTATGCTAGGGTTATCTACATTGTCTGATATAAAATATTTATAAGATGAAATATCTGTCATTAATCCGCTTTTGTAAACTGGCAGCGGGGACGATGCATGGAAAAAACTTGGATTGCATGTTATTGGACTAACTGGCATGTAAAATGGATCTGTGTACCCTTTCAACAAGCTTGTGTTAGTAACTTTTCTATAGTTAGTTGGAAAACTATAATTTGCATTTCCAGTTGAAACATAAGATTCTCCTGGCCTAAATGATGTAAAAGCTGTGTCAGTGGAATACACAGAACCATATTTGTAATCAAAAGAAGTTGTTGCATATACTTCTGGCTTTGTATAATAAATAATTGGATTTTCTGTTTTTGTACTAAACTTATTAAATATAAGATTGTATGTAAATTCAGATATATCTTGTTCTGCACCTATATAAGTTTCTAGCTTGGTCCAGTTATAAGAATTAGCTTCTATGTTATGAGATCCAAATTGTCTGTCTCCCGTTCCTTTTGCATACGCATTTACCATAATTGCGGTACTAGAGCTAGTAGTAACATATGTAATTATTTTAAATGCTGGTGAAGCTACTGAAGGAGTTGAGGTATATTCAATTTTATCATTTAAACCAGTCATTTGAAAACTAAAAGTATCAAAATAAGGATGCTTATTTGAATCTGTTACGGCAGTGATATTATTTGATATTGTTGATATATCTACAGAAGTTCCATCACCAGCAACAGTAATATATGGAGCATTAAAAATGTTTTGATTCCATTCAGCAGAAATCAAAGGAAGCATTTTTATAGAAGTTGATTTTAAGAAAACATCATTACTAACACCAGATACGGATAACAATTAAACCTCCGTAAACTGCATAGATACGTCAACATAGTCAAGAAATGTTAATCTTTTGGCTATTGTATATTTAAAGTCTGTCATAAATACTTGTATTATTTGTGTACTGTCAATTGACAAAGTTTGTTTTTGAGAAGATGAATGATTAGTTCCAGTAGTGTTATCAGTTGCAAAAGTCAACTTTAACCAAACTGGTCTAAGGACATAGGCATCATAAAATGCTTTCATAAATCCTCCGCCCATTTTTCCATCTACTGTTGGTGGATGTTGAAAATTTATTGAAAGATCAGAGTTTTGTTGTTGAGTTGCTGTTGGCAATGCTTGCCAACTTGTATCATATATAGCTTTATTAGCAACAACAAATTTTCTCATAGTACCATTTGCCATGCGCTGGACCTGTTCAATTCTTTGCGGGGCATATTGAATAGGTTGTCTATTGTGATCTGTTAGATCATACCAAGTAGTTTTGTCTAAAGATAAAGATAATCCTGTGTGTATGCTGTAACTCATTATGGACCTACCTTGTTTGATTTATTTGATTTTGCAGAAGCAACTCCAATTGCTTTTGTAACTGCATCAGTTATTCCTGGGACAAGCTGTTTAGGATCTGTTATTCCACTAGCATTTACTGTTAGATTTAACGTCATTCCAGAAGTTGAAGAAGATGATGCATCTGTTGAATTAGGTGCTTTAGATGAAACTGAAACAATTGGCTTTGGTGCAGTAAATGTTGGTAAATTGTAACCAGATTTAAATCCTGCAACCGACATTGGAGATAGCGATGGTTTAGTTGGTTTAAAAGCAGATATACTAGATGGATTTAGATTTGTGGCTTTCCCAACAGCAACATTTGGTGTGCCCTGCCAAGGGACATTTCCTGGGCCAAATGGTTTATCCACACTTGGTTGAATTTTTGGCATATGCGAAAGATAATTAGCTTCGGCTGCTTGCGCTGCTTTTATATCTAATAATAAAGATGCAGAAGCACTAGATAATGCAGCAGCAGCTGAATTTAATGTATCTTGAAGTTGAGTTAATGTATCGTTTAAGTTATTTAAAATAGTTTGTTGCGCATCAACTTTTGCCTGTTGCGCATCTATAGCTTTTTGTTGACTATACTCTGCAGTGTTTTTACCTTGTTGTTGTTTAAGTTGCGCTGCTACTAAATAATTACCACTTATTTCAGCAGTTTTTATTTGTTGAGTTAAGTCTGTTTGTTTATTTAAATAATCATTCTGCTGTTTAATAGTGTTTGCTTGTTGCTGCATAACTTTAAGCTGTTCATCTAATTGTTTTTTAACATTATTTTGTTCTTTTATTTGTTGTTTAATTCCAGCAATTTTATCAGAAGTACCAGCAGTTCCAGATTTAGCTTCTGCTGCTTTGGCTGCTTGATATTTTGCTTGCAATCCTGCAATATTTGAATCAAATGCAGCTTTAACAGCTTTTGGATCATTAAGTGCTCCTATTAAATTAGAAGAATTAGTACTAACAAATCCAGAAATATCTGCACCTGCTCCAGCCATAGCTTGCAATTGAGTTATTACAGAAACAGCTGTCTTGCCGTGCCCAACTAGTTTTGATACTGAATCTATAAGAGCAGTCATTTTTGTATCGCCAGCTTGTTTAGCACCTAATTGCAAAAGATTAAATTGCTTTACACCATCTCCAGCAAATCCTTGAATTCCTTTTAATACTTTAGAAATATTATTTCCTTTAATTGCACCAGTTCCTAATGCATTAGCTACAGAATACATAGAGTCAGCATAAATTTTACCATTTGCTGATAGGTCTTTATAATTTTTAACTTGTCTATCGTATATCTGTGATGCTGAATCTAATTTAGAAACATAAGTTGTTACTGATGTTGTTAAATCTTTATTTCCTTTTGTAATTTCATTAACTGCTGCTGGTATTAAATTGAGTTGTCCAGTATATGTTAAAATAGCTTTTGTCATAGATTCTACATTTTTAGGATCCATCCCAGATACAACTTGTGCTGCTACAAATGATTTTAATGTTCCAATAGCAGATGAAGATGGAAGCTTCTTTATATAATCCGCCATCTTTTTAAGTGGATCATCATCTTTTAATTGTTTAATATTTAATGCTAATTGTTTTTCACTTTTTCCTAAAGAATTATTAAACAAAGTTATTGCTGTTGTGCTTGCACTAAATGAATTTTTAATTGCTGCTTGATGCTCAACAGCATCTTTTTTAATTTTTCCAAACCACCAAGAAGCACCTTTAAGTGCAACTATTACTCCGCCAATTACTAATGCTGCTCCACTAGAAGCACCAAGCATCATGGCCATTCCAGCCATAGAGGCACCAGAACTTAATGCTCCTTTGGCAGCTCCTATATCTGTGCCACCAATTTTAGAAGGTATTGAATTAAGTATCATTGGTGCAACCATTCCAATACCAGTTCCAGTTCCCATCCTCATCATGCCGCTCATGCGTGATTCGGCTATTGCTGCTTCGCTAACAGGGGCAGATCTGGAACCAAATTTCCAAATATTAGACAAAGTGCCCATTGAAGAAGCTAAAGCTCCACCATTTGCATAACCAGATATAGATCCGCCTGCGTTAAAACCTTTCATGCCTTTTGTATGAGGAGCGCTATAAGAATGGCGGTTTATTCCAAGAGAAGATCTCATTTTTCTCGTTTGACCACGATAAACATCTGACGCCGTGTAAGAATATACTGGAGATCTTCTATGGTGTGCTCCTATTGCACCACCTTTAGCCAAACTTTGAACCCCAGACCAAGCTGGCTGTGTAGTATGTAAAAATAATTCGCTGCCCTCGCCTTTAAACGTATCAGCACTTATAGTGTATGGGGTTCCGTTTAAACTAACAATAATATCATTGTATTTAGTGCCTCTACCTTGAGTCTTTTTTTGCCCTTTGCTATTTATATAAGATCTTCTTTGTGCTGGACCAGATCTAAAAACTGGCATAGAATTAGAAAATTGCATAAAGCCTGTTGCAATTTCTGGGTCTCTTTTTAGCAAGCTTTCCATCTCATGCAAAACTACATCTGCATAGGGATTATTACCGTCTCCTATAATTCTACCTTTAATTGATTGTAAATATCTATCTGATATTCTAGTTTTTAGTTGTTCCGCTTCTATTGTTGATATTTTCTTACTGCGAACTAACAAATCTATAAACGAATCAAAACTTCCAGAAACTTTTCCAGTAGTAGATTTAATCATTTCTCCAAAAGCAGTTCCATCCATAGAATTTGCTTTAAGTGCACTATTAACTTGTGTAGGAGATTTGTATCCTTCAATTTTATCAACTTGTTCTCTTGATAATTTAATGCCCCAAGGAGAAGTTGTATCTACAACATGGGCTGGGTCTACTATCTTTTTTATATAACCTTTTAATACTGCTTCTGCGTGACTTATTGTTTTTGCTGCATATGAGCCACTTGATTCTACTATAGGTTTTCTTCTTAGATAACTTAAAAGACCACCTCTTTTTATTTCTGCTGTGGCCTTGCCAGCTAAGCTTGTTGGGAGATTGCCTTCTCTTATTGCTTTTAATACTAAAGCTGCCGTTGCTTCGGGATTTCCATAATTATTTTTAAATGCAGATATTGCTCCACCAATTTTATTACCACTATTTGCAGAATGCAAAAGAGAATAATTTGCAGATGTTGTTGCGGGATCAAATACTGTTTCTCCTGGAGTTAGCATTGCAAGCATATTTCCACCGCTATTAAATCTTGGTATAGATGCTAATTCGGGATTTGCTTGGCTTGCTTTTTTATTTAATACAAAACCACCTTTTGGAACACTTGCTAATACAGAATCGTAATTTACATTTGAAGGTCCTGGAACGACTGAACCATGTTTTGATGGATCATATATTGAACCTCCAGATGAGAATCCTGGTATTCCTCCGCCAAGATTTCTTTTTACAATTGGTAAGAACTTTGCAGCGGATGGAGCTAAAGCTGTTCCTATTGCAGACAATCCAGATCCACCCATAGCAGATGTTTGTGCCATAGTTAATAATTTAAATTGATCTGTTAGTAATACTATTTCATTTCTTAAAATTTCAAAAGCTTTAGCATTTGTTGTAATTGCTTCTGGCATAAGATCCATTTGATTTCTTGCTGCAATTACACTTGTATCTAATTCTTGATAAAAATTACGCATTCCATGAAGGCCTGCTAGAAATACATTTTCTCCAGATGTTGCAGATTCCATGCCCTGCTTAAACATTCGTATTGCATTTGCCCCACGTAATATATTACCTATTAAGTTTGAAAATAAACCAACAAGCATTATAACTGGACCAGCTATAAGTAACCCAGCTGCACCAGTTCCAAAAATTTTTCCAAACAAAGATGCTGCGGGTCCAAGAAGATTAGAAAAACTTCTAAAAGCAGAAACTATTTTATCTAAAACATTACCAATCTTTGTAAATGATTCTAAGAAACTTTGTCCAATAGGCAATAAATCTGCTTTTATAGTTTCTGTCATTCTCTTAAACTTACCGCTTGCAGATTCGGTTTGCTGCTTTAATTCGTTTGTTGCAACTTTTGCTAAATCTGTAGTTGATGCATTCATTAATTGAAATACTGTTGCTGTCTGACTTCCTGCTTTATTAATATTATCTAATAAAGCTTGGATTCTTGCATATTGGAACTTGCCAAACATTTTTTCAATAAGTTGTGCTTGAGCTAAACGATTTAATCCTTTTAGTTCACTTGACAAAGCTCTTAACATCATTATTGGATTTCCACCAGTTTCTGATGCTATGTTTTTTAAATTAATATTGTATGCAGCAAAAGCTTTTACAGCTGCTGTGGTTGGGTTTATAAGTGATGAAAGTGCAGACTTAATTGCATTTGCACCTTGTGCTGCTGGCACTCCAGCTTCTTTCATGGCAACCATCATAGCTGCTGTATCTTTGAAAGATCCACCAAGTTGCTGAACAATTGGTCCAACTCTAGGTATTGCATCTACCAAATCTTTAAGTGATGTTGATGTTTGGTTTTCTACAGCGTTTAAGAAGTTAACTGCTTCTGTTAAACCTTGAGTATTTAACTTGTATACATTTTGTAAAGATATTGTTGCTTGCATTGCTTGTTGATGATCAAGCTCTCCAAGTGTGGCCATTCTAAGTGCTTGTCTTGTAGCATTAACTAACTGTGCTCCTTGCAAACCAGTAGCTGCCAGATCTGCAGCCATAGAAGCTGTATCTTTTACCGAAACTCCCAAAGTTTTAGCAAGTTCTGTACCTAAAGCAGTTACATCTGCTCTTATTTGATTTAAAGCTTGTTGAGTAGGCTGTATTAAACCAGTTCCATAAACTTTTTGCATCCTAGTAAGTTCTTTATCAACTTGCAAGAATGCTTGAGATGCTGAGGCACCAAACATAGCAAGTGGCATCGTCAAACCAACTGTTAATTGGCGACCCATCCATTGTGTATTTTTACCAAAATTGATAAGCTTCATAGAGCCTTGATTTAAAGCTGTGTTTAAAGCTTGTTGCTGAAATATAAGTTTTTCTTCTGCTGTAACTACGCCATTAATATCAGTTACAAGCTTTGCATATCCTGGTCTTAATGGATCAGCAATCGCTATAGATCTATTTAATCTTGCCTGTGCGGTGGCTAATGCATCTATTTCTGCGGATGCACCTTTAGCACTATCCCGCCAAATTTTGTAATAATTGCTTAAGCTTAGTTGACCTTTTGAAAGTTGTTGACCAAATTTTGTAACACTATCTGTCATTGCAACTTGTTGAATATTGAATGCACGTGTTGATAGAACTGCGCTATCGAATGCTGATTGTGAGGCTTTTATATCTGCTGTAACATTAGCAGTGAAGGGGCCACCGACAGATGACTTTTGAAGCGAAGTCATTGCAGCTTTAAGTTTAGCTACTTCTGAATAGACTTGTTGAAATTGTGCATTAGCAACAATGTTTAACTGTATATTATTCAATTAGCCCCCTTCTACAACGTGTCCAAGTCCAAAACCTATACCGAATCCTTCTTGCTGTGCTCGATAACCTTTAACATTGGCCACATCCTCTTGTTCAGAAGAATCTTCATCTAGATCTGCGCCCTGTAGTGCTGCCTGGAATTTTCTATCCCTACCTTCTCTATCACGAGAAGCGGAAAGTATTGCAAGCAACTCTTCCATAGACAATGATGATTCAAGATCATCATAATTCTTCCAGATTCCTAGAAGAAAAACTTCAGATTCTAAAGAGGCGAGATCTAGAGATTCCCAGTTAGATTCGCCTCTAGGAAGTTTGGGTCGTCATTGTTTAACTTTAATCCGCCCGCTATTTCAAGAATTTTCATAAGAGTTGGAGTTTCAAAATTGTCCTCAAATAAATCTCTATCAGTTGAGAATTCTGGTGCGAACTGCTCCATGCAAATCATTCCAGCAGTAACAAACACTTCCATTGCTGCTTCATCTGTATTTGCTGTGCCGTCTTGAATTGGCTTAATTGCCTGTAAGAACTTTTTTAATTTATTAATTTTTAGTGGTTGTACTGTAATGGCTGTACCATTTGACAACTTGATTTCAAGTGTGTCATATACTGTCGTTGGCATTTATTCTCCTTAGTTACCTTATACAAATTATATCAAAATGGCTATTTAAAACATAAATGCCCCCCTTTTAGTGGGGGACATTTATTAGTTGACTATATTAAGTTTTAGAGAGATGAATAAACTCTGTCAATAATAACGCCATATTCTGCGCCATCATACATATCTCTATCATCTGGTAAGCATCGGAACTGCACTGGGAATACGGTTGCACCGTCACGCTTTAATGCGTGTGATGTTGTTTCAACCTGTACTACACGACGTGCAACATATACACGCTCTTTTGCAGAACTTGAAGCATCTACTGGAGAGGCTTCTGTTCCAAGATTGGCTGGAGCTTGTCCAACTGCAACGATAGAACGCTCTACTGGAGCATCGCCAAGAGCACCCGCTGCAAGGCTAAGTGTTGCATTCTTATATCCAGCTGTTGTATCTGTAGCTGGAGCGAATGGATTATTGTTTGAACCAGTTGAACCACTATAAGTAACAATTGGATTTGATTGACCAAATACCAAGTTTATATTTTCAAGTGTACCCTCTGTAAGTTCTGTCTTAAGCATGACCTTAACAGTCTGCTTGAAAAGTCTAGCTGCGTCCAAAAGTTGATCAACAGTAACTTCACCATAACCTGGCTCGTATGATACCTCAAGACCATTACTTGTATATCCAACGTCTCTCCAATTTGAAGAACCGCTTAAATATCCAGCTGCCTTTTGAGCACCCCAAGCTAAGCCTGAAACGTCAATTGTTGTCTGTGGACGACTTGCGTTAGTGCCTGTAGATACGAATACCTGTGCTGCACCAACAATTACATTTTTTACATTTGCTGCCATTTTTTATTTCACCACCTTTATTTTTTTAAAGTTTGGCTTAAATCTTCCTCGTAAACCAATAATAACATATTACGCTTATAATACGAATTTAGAACCTGCCATTAGCCTCTGTTTTTCTTGAATAATTATAAGAAAATACTACGCTTCCTACCTGATATGAGCCTTCTGTTCCAAAGGGTTCTGGAGAAAAAACTGAGTCAATTAAAATATGATGATATAAGAAATCGGTATCACCATCTAAATATTTGTTTAAATCTGTGGCACTACTGTCATATCTTCTAAATAAATCTTGGATGAGGCTGGTTATTTGATTAATAACTTCATAATTTTGAGAAATTACAGTAAGGGTAAATGATTCTTCATTCATCCACCATTGAACTGGTATTTGCTTTAATTCAAAATCATACAACATATAAGTTTTGCCTGGGAGAGATATATTAAATTCTGGGATTTGTTGAGCTGGTACTATGGGAACAAGGGTATAGTCCATATCATCAACTAGATAATCATTTACATCTAAAATCCCCGCTTGCATTATTTCATCCCAGATATATTTTCTAATATCAGATGAAGGCTGACTATTATAATTTGTCATACTACCTCTACCTCTCTTGAATATTGTTTTAATAGATTAACTACGGCGGTGGTAACTTGTGCTGCTCCCGCCTTTTGCTGATCTAAAACTTTTGCAGCTTCATTATCTATTGCTTGAATTATTCCAGATGAAGAGATAATTGAATTAACTTTTGTAGAATACCACAATTTAAAGAATTGTTCAAATGAACCTTTTACCTCTTTGCCACCAGGATTATAATTTTTTATTACAGTTCCTGCTGCCACAAACCTTATCGAGCCATTATTTGGAAGCGGTATATTTTTAGATGTTCTATATATGACTGGCTTACCGCTTTCCATCACATTTGCTTTATCTCTAAATACATATTTTGAAGCAACAGATTTTCCTGTTTTTCCTGGCACTGTTAATTCTGGAGCTACTGGTACATTTTTTTTAGATTGCATAAATCCAGTTTTAATTTTTAAAACTCCATTACTAGAAGATTCTTTATATAAGAAAAAAAGTCTTCCAGATTCTATTCCAGCTTTATTCCATTCATATATATGATGATATTTTTTAGGCATTGCTTTTGCTTGCATATTCATAGATTTTACAAAAGCTTTTGCGCTGAGAGTGAAAACCGCATCTCCCAAAGCAGTTAAAACTTTTTGAGAAGACAAAGCTTTTATTCCACCTATTTTTAAGTCTAATTCTTGTTCTATATTAGTAATATCAAAATTACTTGCTTGCAGTGCTATCATTTTGTACTTGTACCCTTTGCAGAATTACATCATAATAAGATATTTTACCAAATGGATCAACTACTGCATGTGAAGACATTACTTCAAAAATTGTATCTGGATTATCATATTTATCTATTTCTGTATAAATAGAAACACCGTTACTTGCTTTTATTGATGACACACGCCATCTTTTAGATAAGGGCATTAAACATGTCATTTTTAATTCTAACTTTTCATGGTATTCATTATTTTTACCAACATCAAAAGTTTTTGAATCTCCTCTTATAGAAGCTCCACTTGATTTAACTGGCATAACTTTACATTGAATAGTTTGATCATATACCCATTCTCTTGTTATAGACCCGCTTGATTCTGACTGCACTCTTTGCTGAATCAATACATCAGCAGTCATATTCATAAAACTACTAATTATTGATGTTGGCATTAAATAATCACTATTCCTGTATTACGATACTGATCTAATATTTGATCAACAATTACATTTCCAGTTCCAGTAAATGCACCGCTATCTAATTCAAAATCAATTTCACCAAGTTGAATTTTCTTTAAATATTTATTACGCCATTCGGCATCTTTAGAAAGATAATCTCCAGCAAGCATTACTGTGCATCTTCTTACATCTTGAGGAACGTATATCCAACCTTTTTCTCCCCAAATTTTATATCTATATCCAGATCTAAATCTTCCAGCATAAAGAACTGTTGGGTCAAAACTGCTATCATAAGCTATTGCACCTTGGTTGCTATTGTTTACTATTCTTATAGCTCTATTAGTTGTTGTTAATTCAACATCCCAACCAAAATTATTTGATATTGGATCAGTTGTATAATCAATAGAAAGTATTCCATTTTCATATAATTTTTCTATAGAAATCATTCTTTCTATAAGCTCTAGGGCATCTGAATTATTTCCAAATATCTCTTGGTCTCCCCATTTTCTTCCAAATGTTTGACCAGTATAATTTTCTACTTGCATTCTAGCTATAAATTCTGCTGATTGTATTTCATCTTGAGATCTGTAATTCAAATCTGATGCACGGGTACCGAACCCGTAATAATCTATAATATCGCTAACGCTAGCGTATGGCGTATATGCCTCATAAAAATCTTCTTGAGAAGTTGCTTTTCCATTTAATGTATATGACCAAACAACTTGAAGTACTCTATTCAAATAAGTGTATGCAGAATCTAAATCAAAAGTATATTTGCCTAAAGCGGGGTCATTAAATGCAACCCCGCTTGTTCCTACTTGAGTTCCATAATCTGCATCAAAAACAGTTACTGTCACATCTCCGTCTGCGTTTACCAGCTGATTATTAGAATAAATTTCAACTTCAGCAGTTTCTGTTGTACCTCTTCTTATTTGATGCATTTAAGCCCCCTATTTAATTATAAAACTCCTGAGCTTCTCTAGGAGTTGCTGGTCTAAAGCCTGGCTCATGGTCAAAAATCTTTGTAGCATCTTCTTCTGCCATTGCTACGAATGGATGATCCTGAGTAAACGTATATCCGTAAACAGTATATGAAGGATTAGCTTTATCCATTCTAACTAGGATAGTTTTTGTTTTATCAATCTTAAGCTTTTTTTCTTTAATTGGCTGCTCGATTTCTACTTTTTCAGTACCGCTAAATTTAGCATACATATCGTATGAAACTCCATTGTCTTCTAGCTCAAGGAGTATTGATTGTTTTGTAGCTTTTTCTGGCAATTCTACGCCGAATGTATCTGCTACTTTTTTTAATTCTGCAAGTTTTAGTGTGTCAAATGACATATATTTTCCTCTCATGTCATAACTATTATACCATCTATTATATAAAGTATAAGGGGGAGGATTTTCATCCTCCCCTTTATTAGCACCTTTTAATAGGTTATATTAGAATGTACCACGTGCACGTGTATTTGGATTAGATACTAGTGCTCCATGTGTTGTTGATCCAAATGTACCAAAATCGGTACCTGAGACCTTAACATTCTTGACGATAACGTGTGCATCATAGTTCTCAAAAGCACAACCGACACGAATGAATAGTGTATATTCAATTGTGTCTTTCTTTGGCTGGAAGAGACGGTATACAACAACGTCACGCTTGATACCAACGATAAAGTTCTGTGGGAATGTCAAGTGGACATCACCAAAGAGACCTGATGATGCATCGTAGCCTGAATCGCCATAAGCTTTACCTGTTGAATCACGAGTTTCGTCCATAAGAGGAACGTTGATTACTGGGATACCGAAAGCAAACGGTGTAGTGGAACCAGGTCCACCATCGTTAGCAACTACGTCACCACGGATTACGCCAGAAGCGATATCCCATGGGTTCACAGAACCAGCACTAGCTGTAAGATTATATAGATAATCCTGAACTAAGTTTGATCCTACGAAGAAACGAAGCTGATTGCGACGCTGCTTGTACTTACGTGGCAAGGTCTTAATTGCTGTATTAAATACAGCCTTGTCAAGTCCCTGTGCGTTACCATCAACAACGTGTGCGTTTGCTAGAGCATTAGCTCTGAATCCGACAAATGCTGACATAAGTCCGCTGCCTGATCCAGTTCCGTTGATAAGTGTATCTTCGATATCGTTACCTGCCTGTGTTGCCATCAAGCGGGCAATATGATCTTCAAGATCTGGACCCTCAAGGTTATCTTCGAGAGCCTCTGCTGAGAGTTCCCAATCAAGACGAAGCTTGCGAGTTGTTAGAGAAATCTTAGAAAATGTTGCGCCAGCTGTTGTGAATTGATCTCCTGCTGCGTTAACGTAGTCACGAGGATTCTCTTCTGCTGCAACTGTCATCAGTCTCTGTCCTACAGAAACACGATCAATCTCAGTTGTGTTTGAACGCATGCGAATTGTACGAGCCGCCTTAGCGAGAATCGTAGCATCCCACATGTAATCAAGGAATCTATTAGCCTGATCTGGGTATAGAAGACCTGTACCTGAATGGGTACGGCCATCGCCTGATAGATCAGAACCTGAAGTTCCTAGGTTTGTTGTGTCAATTACTTTTTGTAAAAGTTCATTGCTCATTTTTTATTTCACCACCTTTGTATTTGTTGATTTTGTTATAGATTTGCGGAACCGAGGAAGGATCCTTGCCAATCGAACTCCATATTTTTTTGGAGTCTAGTACCCCTTGGCGAGTTTTCTACTTCACCAATGGACTTTTGTACTGCAGTATCACTCTCGTAAGCACCAAAACGCTTTTCTAGCTCTTCAAATCTTTTGAAGAAATCAGAGATATTGTTAGTTAGATCTGTAAGATCTTTCTTCATGCCTTCTACGGCACTCATGTATTCGGCACGTGCTGCCTCTACTGTATCTACTGACTTTTGGATTTTTGCTTCTGTGTCTGCAGAATTCTGTTCTACTGCTTCGCTGAAGAGGTTGCGCATTTCTGTCAACATCTTTGCAAAAGGCTCTGTTGCCTCTGCGCTTGTGACCGACTTCTCTACGGCTTCCTCTGCTGGAGCTTCTGCTGGTGCATCTGCAACTACTGAATCCTCTGTAGGTGCTTCTGCTGGTGCATCTGCTGCTGGAGCATCTGCTGGAGTTTCGACATCAGCTGCTGAGTTAACAATTGCATCAATTGCTTCTTCTGCTGCCTCTACAATTTGTTCAATTGCATCTGCTACTGCGTCATTATTTGTTTCGTCTGCCATTTTATTACCTCCTTCATTAGCATACTCTGAATCATTTACTGAATCAGACTTCTTTATTGTTTTTTTCTTGAGTTTTCTTCTCAGTCTTTGCTTAGCTTTATTTTGATCTGGATAAAGATTAATTGTTTCTTTTGAATTTACAATCCCTGCATCACCTTCTTGTGTTGTAGCAGAATGATCTGGGCCTGATGCATCGTCTTTCTTAAAATAAGAATCAACAACTTTACTAATTGCTAACCCTTTTTCGGTTTCTGAGGATTCTATCCAGCCAACGTTATCCATTCCTGTACCGCAGATTACGCAATCTTTTGAAGATGCAATTGTTGAAGATGCGATCTGATCTTTTTTACACCAATAAACATTTTCAATTTTAGTGTCTGCTGCCATACCCTTCATAAATGAAGAACCATCAATATTTTTTTGAATAGAAAAAATGCTAGCAAGTGGATTTGCTGGAGAGTCAACTAATGAAAGTTCCATAAGATCATATTCTTTAATAACACGATGATCATCTTTGTCTCCTGGCATTACTCCAGCATCTACAATATTTCCGCCAATTGAAAAACCAGTCATTGTGCCATCAAGAACTTTTTCCCAAGTGTCTTGTGCGCCCTTGGAAACATAAGCTTGTACATAAATACCTTTATAAGTTTTTCCAGATTCTTTATCAAGATAATCTTCTGGGTGGAATGACAAAACTTTGCCTACAGCAATTGGAGCATGCATCTCACGGAGGTTTCCTCTAAAACGTGCAAATGCTTTTTCTGATGCTTCTGCTGTTACAATGTCGCCATGACGATCAATATTATCTAATGTTGCAAACCCAGAGACAGTCCTTTTTTCCTTATCTACCTTGGTGATAGGGAAGGACATATTGACTGTAGATTGGCTATTATTCCATTGTACTTTTTGAATGTTCATTCTAAGTTAAATAATATCAGTGTGTAGTATAAAGGCAAAATAATTCTAGTGTATTATTTTACTTTTCGGCCTTCGCCTTTTCTGGCTCTACCGCTGATTGCTTCTTCTGGGGCAGCATTTCTAGTTTTGTCCCTTGCTCTAGATTGCATTGTTTGAGCTTGAATTTCTGCTGCTTTAGATGCTGGGTCAAATACCTCATCACCAGAATCAATTGGATTCATTCCCAATCTCATTCTAACTTCATTTGGCTTTAATACTTGGGTTGTAAGATAAATTTGATCAATTTGAGCTTGTGCCAATTCATCAGTAAGGGTAAGCTCTTCAAACTTAAATTTGAACATATCAGTAAATTCTTTAATAATTTTATTAATTTGAATTTCTAATGCATCTTGCGCTGGTCTTGTAACCTGCTCTTTAAAGATTTTATCGTCTAATGGGCTAGGTGTTCCATTACCTATTTTAGATAATGGAGTTCTGTGGGCTATAAGAATACGATCTCTGTTTTCTATGGCATAATTACTGAAAGAGGAATCTTGAATTCCCGCTTCAATTGGTTCCATATTAAACTCTACACGGGCTGCGTCATTATCTGCTGGAAGCGGGATATAAAGGGTTCTATGGTTTCTGCCTTTAAGACCTATCTGGAAAAATTCTAAAAGCTTTCTTTCTGAATCGGCATTTAATTTAGCACCTTTTGTTGTAATAATATAACGAGGTACGGCTTTATTTTCAAAATAATCTAAATTATAACGAGAAGCAAATTCATCACCTGCAACAGCGTTCTTGGCAGACAAAATATCTGGGACACCGTAATAGGTATTTGTTGGTGTGTATTTCTTAAAATGAATAACTTCGTTAGGACGAGGATCTGTGCCTATTTGGTCCTGTGTGGTCGTATCGCCAAAGTTTCTAAAATAGGTATAGCGGTTGTATACTACCTGCACGAAACCGTCTCTATGCCGTCTTATACGCATTGTAATGGCAGGTATATGGCCTATGAATCCAATTTCTCCTGCCGAAGTACGACCAATTTCAAGATATCCATTTCCAGTTACTTCTAAGTCTTTATAAACTTTGCGAAGAACCTCTTCAAATGAATCATCTGAATTTAAGCTTTCAACTTTATCTCTCATCATTACTCTAGCACGAGAAACTTTTCTTCTAACTTTTTCTAATGCTGGTTCATTTTCTGAGGCATCTTCCAGCTTATCCAGTACCTTTTGAGTTTCTACAAATTTATATCCTAAACCTACTGTATTTGCAACTTTTGCATCAATAGCTGCGTGGTGGTAGGGAGATACATCATAAAGCTGGGCAAGATACATAACGTTGTATGGTGGCTGTACGATTTGAAATAATGAATAGCCAGTTAAATCTAACGGGTCAAGTTTTTTTGATTTAGCATCATCTAAACCAGTATAAGCTTTATTTAATTTACGAGAAGCGTTTCTTTTAAAGTTTGGGTTTAAGTTTTCAATCTTTAAAAGCTCTTCGGCTTTTGCTAAAAATGGGTCATCAAAATCTGTTTCTTGAAGTTCACGTGGAGAAGTGCCCAAAGCAGCTCCTTCAATTTCAAGAGAATAACCTTTTGAAAAATCATCTGAATCGTCTGCTACTGTGGCTCTGTGTTCCATTTATATAATCCCCATTTTTTTCTTTTGTTGAAGATCTTCTTTTAAGGCTGGGATGTCCCATTCATCTGCCACTAATCCCCAATCAAGTCTTTGTTTTTGATTTTCGTATTCTTCTTGGCTAACAGGTCGGTGTCCAGAAAACCAGACTGGCTCTCCTTCTTCAACGCCATAAGATTTAGCAAAATTTCTAAGTTCTGTAATTTTCTTTACATCACCTTTAATTGCATAAATGCACATAAAATTACCCTCTTCGTCGGTTATAAGTTTGCCGTCAGGCAGGGACCAAAGGTAGGTTCCGTAATTAACTTCTTCAACAGGTGTAATCTTCATATGAGTCTATTTTACCACTTTCTTTATCTGTAGCGAATATTTAGTGCCAACATTAACCAAAAATTGGAAACATGTTGAGACATCTATCACAATAATTATATGTTTTTTGAGTAAATGGGCATGTCCCAGCCATTTTTAAATCGTGTCCTCTAATCCCACACATTATTTTTTTTATCAAAGATAGCATCTTTTATCCTTTTCCATTTTCCATATAAATTAGGTTTTTCTGAACCAACATATTCTTGACCAGTTTCTAAATCAATCAATAACCATTTTGCTGGGCATTTTGTATGGATTGTAAGATCTACCGCTTCGTTAAAATCTTCTACTTCTGATCCATCTAGGAGCTTTCTCTTCCCCATTTTACCCTATTCCAAATACGCTCATGTACATAATATAAAAATATTTTAGTAAATATTTCCATGCCAGAAATAGCTAAAGCAAGTTTAGCTTTTCCAGTAATCAAATAAGAAAGAATAAAGGTATCAATTGTTCCAGTTGTTCTCCATGTTACCGCTTTTACAAATGACCTGCTATGTGATACCCACATAATTGGTTTTATATCTACAGGCGTAAACATAATTCTTTCTTCTGCTTCTGATATTTTATTATCAAATACCCATCTGCTTGCGCTTTTCAGTTGCTGAAATAGCTTCAATGTCTGCTCCCAACGATACCTGTTCAATTTTATATCCTACATCTCGCCCATATACAATATTAGTAATATTAGGCATTCTAACCACCATTGCATCTTTCATAAAATCATCTTCTGCAATATAGCTTTTAACTTGATCAAATGTTAATGGATCTTTAGGGCTGGTATTGTAAGTATTTCTAACGCCCAGCATAACTTGATCCGTACGCTCCCCTGCTTCTTTATACAAAGCATGGTGACCTTCATGCCAGGGTTGATATCTTCCCAACATTAATGTTGTTGGAGCTGACCAATCGTGTAAATTAAATAATTTAATAAAATGTGTTACACGAACAAAAACATCTTCTACAAAATCTACATACTCTATGTCAAAATATAAAGGTTCAATAAACATTTTATTGGTATCTTCAAAACGACCTTCTTTAATCGTATTCATCCAAACCAATATATCTGGCTTACCAAAAGATTTTCTTGTTTCTGGTGTTGGGCAAACAAAATCTACAACAACATCAAGTCCTTGTTTAGACAACATTTTTGCCATCTCGCCCATACGCCTGGCATGCTCTATGCGATCTTCAATTGCAAACCCAAGATCAGAATTTATTGTTGAGCGCACATAATCTGCATTTAAATGTACAGCATTAATTCTATCAGCTAAAGCGGTTGCAAAAGTAGTTTTGCCACTTCCTGGCAAACCAATGATTTGGATTATCATATTTTCTCCTTAATAATAGATATTAATTTTAGCACAAAATTATTTAAATTGCTCCATAAAAAAACATTGGTTTTGATGAAGTTTCATTTTTATGAATTGTACAAACTGGCACTGTTTTAAATTTTACAATGTCCCAAAATTCAGCTTTATTATTACAATTTACACAAAACAAATCTTTCATTCTATCTTTTTGTTTTTCTTTATTATTTGTTTTTGTATTAAATGCAACTAAAGGAGTAAATTTTTCCTTTTTAATATAATTAATATTGTAAGACCAATCAATCATTCCAAAACCATCGTCTTTAATAGATGGGGCAGATAAATGATCAAGTATTAATTCAATGTCAACATTACCCTCAGTCAACAAAGAAAAAGAAATAAAACATGGATATGAAGAAGAATCAATTGATAAAACAAGATGTCCAGTTTCAAATATAGCAAAAACATTTTGAGATATTAAATTTTTATCTTTTATTAAATTTAATATTTCATCTATATTGCCATTATAAACTTCTTCAACATTAATAATATTAATACTATATATTTTTTCTGGATTTTCTATTTTTTTATATGTTACATATGGACCATGTAACAATTTTCCCAATCCATAATTATGTTTAATATCAAATCCATGATCACAAATATGTTCATCTGGGTAACTCAAAAAGCCTCTTATTACATTAGAAACATTTTCTATATTTAATATCGGGTCTAGGCAAAAACCTTGTATATAAAAATTTTTAATTATAATGTCATCATGTATTTGTTTTTTAATGATTTCATTAGTAATTTCTATTTTATATACCTACCATCCTTTTGTTTCATATCAAGTGATTTTTCATTTCTTTGTAATGGTGTATGCCACTGTGATAGATTTTTAGAATATTCTTTATATTCTTCTGTTCCATAATTATAAAAAGATCCTGGATTTTTTTCTGGAGCTAAAGCAAAATTAGAAAATGCATATCTGTGACCAGACTTTACACCCTGAACTCCATGCATATGCTCTTTTAATGCACCGTGTATTATTAAATCTCCAGGTTGAACTGGCACTGTAATATCTTGGTTTGGATAATAAACTTCCCCGCCAGTAAAATCACCAAAATAAGTAATTGCTGCGTAGGTTAAAAGGCAACATGTGCCCCAAACATCTGGTACAGTTAGACTTTCATTCATATCTTCGCCTGGACTGTCACAATGTGGTTCCATTCCAACATCTTCAGCATAATAAATCATATTTAATAATGGATGCATTACTAAATCTGGGTAAATAAATTCTGACATTTTTTCCCATATTGGAAACAATTCTTCCATATGCTCTGTAGTCTCAAAATGAATTTCTTCAAAATAATGTGGTTTTACCTTTTTATTCATAACCACTTCATTTATTTTTTCAACTTCTTCTTTAGACAAAAAATTTTTATACCAGAATATTCCATCTGCTACTTTTATAATATTGGGATTAGATTCAAATTTCATTATATACCACCTTTGTATAAGTAAATTATATCACGCTTTATACCAAAAGCCTGGGGACATGTATTTTACCCCATTCTTTATCGGCATAGATTCGTGATAATAAGGTTCTGTTGATGGGAAAACCATAATACTCCCAGCTTCTGGTTTAATTTTTATACCTTGTTTATTAAAATAAAGTTCTCCACCTTCATAATCGTCATTTAAATATGCAACAACAGAAATGACTGGAGACCTGTCATCTCCATACGAGTCTACGTGTGGTCCCATTTCTTTTCCAACAAAATATTTACTTATAGAAAGTGGCATTAATTTACCAATATCAAAATTAAACATTTCTGAATAATGTTTTGAAACAACAACAATTGCATTGTTAATTGAATCATAAATTAATTTAGTTTCATTTGATGAATTATCATAATTGTTAAAATTCATCATTTTTTGTTTACCAAACGTATAACTTTTATCACTTGAAATCCAGTTATTCCATTTTGAAACTACTGATAAATTTAAATCATCTAAATCAGTTTTTTCAATTAAATTTAATAAATCAGAAACATTTTCTATAGCATTTTTATAATATATTATTTTGCCATATTGCTCAACTTCAAGCATTTTTATTTCCATTTTTCCATTCTAGCTGTTGTTTTTCTTGTTCAATTCTAATTAATTTTTCTTCATCTTTCCATTTTTTTATTATCTCTTCACTATATTCTATGTCTGCATAATCCCAAAATGAAACCATGGTATATCGTGTTCCTTCTAATATTTCTTTAACGCCATGAATATTTTCAACTCCGCCACAAAACACATAATATGAAAATGCATTTGGTTTAAATTCTATTCCATGATCTGGAAAATAAAGTTGACCACCAGAATAATTGCCGTTTAAATATAAAATTCCAACATATTTATTTATTTCAAATGCATTTGGATTTCCTTCAAAATCAGAATTGTCTGAATGTGGATTGGCAAAACCACCAACTTCCCATTTTTGAGCATGAGATGTATTTGGACGAACTTTTTTATCAAATACTAGTTCTACTGCTTCTTGAAATTTTTTCTTTATATCAAGAAAAAAGTTTTCTTTAAGTCCAAATTGTAAAAAGTTGGGATCATTATCTTGAAGACCCATACCCTTTGATCCATAAAAAGCAATTGGACCCCATTCTTTTTCACAAAATTCAAAATATTTTATCATCGCATTTGCAGTTTTTTCTGATACAAAATTAGGAATTTCAACAATTCTATTATCTGTAACCCCTAGGCTACCTTTATTATTCTTTTCATCTTTTAAATAAATAAAATTATTTTTATCTAAGTTTTCTATTATTGTCATTTAACCCTTCTCTCCTTCTTACTGGAACAATTGTCTGTTCATATATCTGTTTCCATTTTTCTAAACCATGTTCTTTTTCTAGCTCTAACCATTCTTGTGAAGCTTCATTTGGAAATAAATAAAAATATCTTATAAAATACTTATCATTTTTAGTAACTTCTTTAACTGCATGAAAATAAATATCATTATCTGACAATAACTTAGGGTGACCTGAAGGGAAGACCATCACGTCCCCAGCTTTTGGTTTATATGGCATTCTACCTTCATCATGCATCATTTTAAATACAACATCTCCACCTTCATAATCGTCATTAAGATACATGGTGCATGTTAAAGCAAATTTTGGCATTGGGGAATCAAATTCCATCCATTGATAATCAGTATGATATGTCATTGATAAATCTCCAGCTATATCATTTTTATGCACTACAACATTTTGATCATATCTGCAGTATGAGGGGCCCATGGTTAACCAATCTTCACCAATTTCAACATTGTGTTCATTTAAAAAATGCTTTGTTGATATTTTAAAAGCATTTAATACTTGTTCATTAAAAGCATTTTCTTCTAAATACCTTTCATCATTTTCTAATTCAACATCATGAAAATGCAAAGGCACTCCAGATCCAGGACTCATATATGTGCCAAACTCTGCCCATTTACCCCAATTTGAAAATATAAAACTTGAGCTTGGATTAAGCTCACTTTCTTTTAACAATTCAACCAGTCTTTCTGGATTTTTAATTAAATTTTTATAAACATAAATATTTTTATCAAACTCATAGTATTCTATATTTGCACTTGTCATTTTTTAACTTTCTACATTTAACTTTAATATAGTCCAAAAAAAAGGACAAGTATATCTAATTCCTGATTTTATTTCTGTTACTCCATGAATATAATTTCTATCTCCTGGGAAAAAGTATGCTGACCCTCTTTTAGGTTTAAATTTAATATTTTGTAAAGGAAAATAAAGCTCTCCTCCTTCATAATCATCGTTTAAATAAAATAAACTAGATAAATCATAATATGGAAAATCATTAGGAACTCCAACATTTGGCTCTTCGTGAAGTTCTTTATCTGCATGCGGGTTTTGTAATTGTCCTGGAAGCCATCTTACTATTGTTTCAGTTGTAGGTTTTATTTCCACATTAAAATGTTTTTCAACTATTGGTTGTAATTTTTTAAATAAACTTTCTATTACTGGTCCTATTTTAGGATCATTTAAATCTAAAGTTCCCCTAGTGGCTACACGATCTTTCCAATATTCAGAATCATAAATTACTGTACCGTCTTCATTTTTATGAGTTTCTGTTACATCCCAAATAGTTATAGATTTTGCAGCATTTTCTAAAAAATTAATTTCTTCATCTGTCATAAAATTTTCTAAAGCAATTATATTTTCAGGACCATTTCCAAAATATCCAGAAGGTGTTATAGAAAATAAATTTGTATCTTTTGTACTATTTGTTACATTATCATTTCTTATCATTTATATTCTCTTTTTTCCCATACTTCATTTTTATAAACTCCCCCATCTGGCGTTCTATATTTTTTTGAATTATCCATATTTTTTTGATAAATGTTTTCTGGTAATTCAAACTCAATTTTTGATTCCCAATTTTCTTTTTTAAATGGTAATATTTGCATATATGGAGTCCCAGCTTTAATTATACCCTGAAAACCTTTAGCTATATAAAAAGGGATAAGGCCTGGTAAATTAACTTTATCATTATCAATTATTCCAAATGGCATAGTAAATGGAAGATCATATCTATTCATTGGATGTGTATATAATGCCGTATAGCCTTCTGGCAAAACTGTTGCCCAGTCTGGATACCAAGCAAAATGATCTTCATAATGACCCATAGGAGCTTGAAATCCTGGCATTGGTGGGCGCTCAGTACAAAAATGTTTTAAATTATCATCATAAATCTTTACACAAATTTTGCCTTTATCATCCAAATAAAATTCAATATCACATGGTAATCTTAAAACATAGCCAGTTATTAAAACATCAAATATAGATGGACAAGCTTTCCAAGTAAGCATTAAACTTCCATCTTGTTGCCTATAAGCATCACCATTTGGCATTTTATGATATCTTTCAGCTTTTCTATACCAATCTGGCAAATGTTTTATTGTTGGTTCTGGGGTTGTGGTGCTGTCCTTATTAAGACTGTATGAGTTACTTATAAATTTAATAATATTATTCATTTATTACTCCAGTATGATCTTTAACTTGCAATTTAAATGATTTTATTTCATGCTCTCCAATTTTTTCATTTTTATAATTAACTGCATCTCTATAAAAATTAGTAAATTTTCCAGACATGCTTATTTCCATATATTTTTTAGCATGTTCTTTTTGATCTTTATAATATGAATCAGGAAAATTTGCTTTATATAAATTTACTTCAAAATCTTTAATTGACTGTAAAGATAATGGAAGCAAAGCTATAATTGGAGTATTTGCTGGTATTACGATTTCTACATTTGGTCTTGTAATTTTCCAAGCAGCTGGAAATACTTGATCATAAAAAGAAGTACTTATAACGGTTGTAAAAGCTTGTGCTCCATCTATAAAACCATTAGGCACTGGCATATGAACCATGCTTACGCCTTTTGGCGTTTTTATAATCAAACCAGTATTAAAACTAATTGTTGCATTACCTCTATTAGCACTACAATAATTGTTACCTTTTAAAATTTTTACATGAGAATCTGAAGAATCAGAAATTCCATCCCAGATAAAAGATATTTCTTCTGGAAAAGATATTCCCCAACCCATACAGTTAGATAAACTTACTGGAAAACATTTATATGCGTGAGCATCATTTGTTTTATCCATCCATTCTCGTGTTACTTCAAGTGGAGCTATGTTTGCAGATTTTTGATGCTCTTTAAAAACATCTATTGATATCAATTTCCAGAATCCTCATACATTTCTCTTGTATGGAATTTTGAACTATAATCTGTCATTGTAACAATTGAATATTTTAATCCAGAAATAACTTTTTTTGCTTGGTGGGGATACATATAATTAGATGGGAAAATGTACAAATCTCCAGCTTTTGGTTTTATATTTAAATCTTGCAATCTAAAATAAAGTTCTCCGCCTTCATAATCATCATTTGGATAGCCAACCAAAGAAACCGTACAGTTATAAGAATAGCCATGATCATGATGTTCCATAAAATGTTGATTTGGACCATATTTAATAAAATTAAAAGCTTCCCAATACTTCAATTCCATAATTCTAAATTTTTCACAATAATCATCTAATGCTGGTTTTTGCCTATCATATACATCTTGCCACAATTGTTGTAAATTTTTTGAAACTTCTGATGTATCCAATTCAATATCAGATTTTTTAAATTTAAAATCATAACAATCTCGATATTCTGGCATTTTTTCTCTATAGCCAACCATAGCTTCTTGCCATTGGTATTGTGGATTTTTTGTTTTATCTAAATTAAATTCTAATCTATTTATAATATCAAGATCTTTTGGCAATGCGTCACGGTATACTAAAATTCCATTTCCAAAATCTTCAACTGAAGACCAAGTTTGTATAGACATATTATCTCTTTCTACTAGTTGACTTTATTATACCATAAAGTATTTATTAAAAGTGATAATAATATAATAAATGATATAATTAATTTATGGACAATAGACTAAAAAAAATACACACCCACCCTAATTTTGAAATGCTTGAAGAAAGAATTTGGGTTATTCATGATTTTATTAATCCTGAATTTAGAGAATATTATTTAAATATTGCAAACAATGCTTTAGAAGAAGAATGGTGGAAAAGAGAGCCAGGATGGTGGAATGGAAAATTTTTAGTATTACCTCAAGATAACAAAATTCCAAATATGATTGTTGATGAAATTAAAAAATGGATAGATGACCCAGATTATTGGATATGGGGTCAACCCGCTTCTGTGCATAGAATGAAAGAAGGCGAATCTATGTTTTTACATGCTGATAATCCAAATGAAAAAAGTGGTTTAAATAATTGGGTTGATTTAAGTTTTGTTTTATATCACAATGATTTTAATGGTGGAGAAATTATATACCCAGAATTAGGTTTTGAATATCATCCAAGAGCTGGGGATTTACTTATGCATCCAGGATCTCAAAGCCATAAGCACGGAACAAAACCAGTTCTTCCTGGTCCCATTAGATACAATTCAACAATGTGGGCTTATGACAATAGAGCAAAAAAACTTCACGATGATCATAAAGTTTTTGAAGGAAGCAAAGCAAGAAATCAAGTATATCTTATACAAAATAATATGCAATCAGAAGATATATATAGTATTGGTGAGGGTAAAAAAAATTAATTTGATAATAAATCAATAATTAAATAAATTGTATCTTCTTTACCAAAATTATATAGAGCCATAAAATCTTCTTTTTCAACAACAATTTCTTTTTCTAATGTGGGTTTTATAACTTGATCATTTAAGCAAAAACTAACATCATCATTATAAACTATAGGTATCCAACATTCAGATATCTTGTTTGAATATTCTTCAAAATGATAATATTGCCTTAATGGATATTTTTGTGGATTTAATTTTACAAAATAAACAGATGCTGATTGCTTGTCGTATTTATTTTCTATTTTTTTAATTATTTTTAACACTTTGTCTAACAAAATATCATTTTTACATTTTAAAATTTTATAATCTTTATTTAATTTAAACTTAAACTCGTCAACACCATATATATGTAAAAAATACATATAATTATTATATTGAAACAATTCTGGTTTTGTTTCTTTTTGTTCCCATTCTGTATTTTCCAAAAATAAAATATCTAATATAGAATTTATATCATACAATTAACGTTATTATCCTTCCATTTTATAAAACAAAGAATTAGTATTAAAAACTTCTGCATCAAATTTTGCCCAATTTAAAATTATTTCTTTTTCTTTTTCATTTAAACTTTTATATATTCTTGTAGAATCTGGATTCCAGTAATTGGATGCTTTTTGCATAGGATGGTTTATTGTTTGAATTGGTATATTTAAATCAGACATAATTTTATTTAAAACTTTTTTTATATTTTTTTCTTTTAAATCTTCTGATCTTATTAATAAAGATACTTCATTTAAACGATTAAAAATTATTTCTTTAGATAATATGCAATTTTTAATAGAAGAGCTTGTAACATAACTACTTTTATCCATATTTGAATTTGAAACTAAAAAATTTTTTGATTGGATATTAGCATAAATATTTTTATTTTTTTCCATCCAATCAAACATTTTATACTTATCATAATTTAAATCTCCAACTGGAACCAGTCTTCTTGTGTCATCTCCAAGCATACTATAGTGAGAATAAGTACTTACAGTATGTGCTACTGGATCTCTAAATAAACTTGTTACATAAGTTTTATCTGTTATAAAATTAGCCCAATGCTGATGAGCAACATAAGAATCTCTGTCATAAAAATTTTTAATGTTATTTTCTTTTAAAATTTTATCTAAAGGAACAACTATATTTTGAGTAAAAAATCTACCAGCAGTTTTAATAATGTGTAAAAAATAAAAACTATCTTTGTTCAATTTTTTTTATTTTTTCTTCCAAAACTTCAATTTTTTTTAAAGTTAATTGAAGCACTTCTACAAGATATGGTACTAAAACTGCTGGTTTAATTTGTTGATATTCTGGATTTCCATTTTTATCCATACCATCTTTATTCCCTGTTACAGCGGTTGGCACTAATTCTTGAAGTTCATGAGCAATAAAGCCAAGATGTTTTTCTTTTTTTTCATCAAATACATAATTATATTCTTTTACTTTAAGATTTTTAATAACATAAGTTGAATCTATTATATTATTCATCTTTCTTATTATCTTGCTCATGATCTTCTACATTTTCTTTCAAACGATAATCAGACCAATAAGGTGAAAAGTATGGTGGTGGGAAATATGGTCCAAAGCTAGGTGGGAAGAACGGTGGGAAGAACGGTGGGAAGAACGGTGGGAAGAACGGTGGGAAGAACGGTGGGAAGAACGGTGGGAAGAA